AATTTCCATACTTACCTCCACCCCATCACAACAGCCGTACAAACAGCCAGACATACGTTGACGAACGCCCAGACGAGCATTGCCTGCCGCTTTTCAAACAGGCTGTCTGTCATGTCTTTGATTGTCCGTTCGGACTGAACCACTACTGCCAGCAGGACTAAGCAGACCAGCCAGCGAGTTACAAATTCAAACATTGTTATCCTCCATCAAATCGTCCATGCTCAACTGACCGCTGATGTTGTCGTCTTCCATCCACCAGCGAAAAACGTCCATTCCAGTTTGCCAGTCGCAAGACAGACCTTTTGCTTTTCTGACATCAAGCATTCTTTCAAACGCAGAAATGTACATTTTTTCGTAGGCAGGCCAGCGCATAAACTCGCGCTGTCTGCCCCCCCCTACCAGCAATTGGACAGCCGATGCAGCCAACACGTTTTTGCCCTTCGCAATACAGCGGATTGATGGGCAAGTGTTCGCTGTGCGTGTAGTCCCACACATCATCGTCAGACCAGTCCACGATCGGATTGACGGTCATCTTGCCTTTGACGTTGCACGTTTCAAACAGCTTTCTCTTCTCGTCATTATCGCTCGTGAGGATGATGCGCTTCTCTTTGTCTTTGTGCATCAGCTCCATCACGCCACGACTATTCTTTCTCCGAGCGGATTCAGCCAACCGCACACCTGTTGCAATGAATCGGTTTTTGCCAGTGTTCTCTTTCAAAACATCACAACAATACCGTACAAGTCGTGTGGGCGGCATCAGCTTTTGAGGAATCAGCGTCCACATGGACACGGGCTTGTCCTTGTATCGTGGCATAACAATGGAGCATTTGATTCCACGTTCTTCCATCGCTTTGAACTGCTCACGGATGAAATAGACCGTCTCCGGCGCATCTGCTGTGGTGTGGCTGTTGACCACCTCAAAGTTGATTCCTGCACGTTCAGCCAGAGCTACAAGCACCTGTGAATCCTTGCCGCCAGAGTATGTGACCATCAACGGTTTCTTGTACCGATGCTCGGATAGCCGTGCAGCGTCCTGCAACCGTGCGATAGCAAGCTGTTCCTTATCCATTAGCTCCACCTTTCCCTCAGCTCTTTTTCGACCTGTTCTGACTTTGCGGTGATGTAATCCGCAAACTCATCAGGGGTCATGTCCTCGTTTTTGAACTGCCCAACCATCTCCCAGTACCTGTCACCAATGCGGATGATTTTCTGCACCTGTTCATCGGTCAGGTCTGCATCACACCGAAGGTTCTGAATTAGTGCGCCCCATGTGGCGGCAATGCCGTCCAAAGCCATGCGAAAACCGTACAACTGGTTCTGTCGTGCGATTTTTCGGAGATTGGTCGGCTTGACCTGTTTTCCGCACAGAGGACAGTTCCCGAATTTATTCATCCGACTGCTCCTTTGCTTCAAGGCGAGAGAGCCAACGGTCGAGCTTTATCTCGGCGCAGCTTCAACGCAGCCTGTGCCAGTTCGGACGCTTCTTCTGCCAACTGCGCCAAGATTTCGGTCTTAGGCAGAATGTCTGAAATTTTCTTGCTCATTTCTGTTCTCCCTTCAGCCAGTCGTTCAGCTTTGCCATGCAAGAGGGGCAAAGAGCAATAGGTTCCATATCACTTTGCTTGTACCAGTCAAGAGGAACATAGCTGTGGTCAATCACAACTTTCTGTACTGCGTTTCCGCATCCTTTATATTGTTCGCTAGTTTCGAATGTTCCGATTGTCATGGTGTTGTCGTACCATACAAACGCATTACCACATCTATCACACTTCATTGTCATAATTGGCTTTTCTCCAACCTTTCCAGCAGCGCATCCACGTCATACCGCCAATGGACACGCAGCCTTTTTGCTTTGACCTCTATCCCCTCTTGCTCTGCCCACTGCCAAGGGATGCTCTTCCGGCTCTCGTTGTAACAAAACGCCAGAACCTTGTTGGCAGGGATTGCAAAGGTGCGGTTGACCGCCCGGTAATTGACTACCACATGGGCGGTCTGACCACTGTACCCCATTGCATCCACCATGTCCGTGATGTGCTTTTCCTTGCGGTATTTGCGCTTTGCCTTGTCGTACTTGCCGAACACCTTTTCCAGAGGGATAGAGGGCGTTTCAATGGTTTTCAGTTCAAACAGGTGGTTCATCGGGTAACGGTACACAAGGAAGTCGCAGATGTTGTCGATGGAAAAGGACAGGTTCTCGTTGCCACCGTAGTAGGTTGCAGCACTGTCCTTCAGCCGATAGCACCACGCATCCTTTGGCACGGATGCTTTGAAGTCTGCTTCAAACTGCTTGCCGGTGTTCATGTGTTGCCCTCAATTTTTTTGGCTTCTCTGATACGCAGCTGAGCAAGTTCGCTATTTGCATATCGCAGTTGCCAGCTGCCAAACCATCCTTTGTGAACAAGTTTCCCGGCGCAATAAACAAGCTCCTGCTTCATCAATTCATCAAGTGAAATGATGTAACAGCCCGGCTTGTATTTCCTGCTCATTTATTCTCCACCTTCTTCATCGTTCACGATTTTCGGAATTGGCATCCAGAGCCTTACCTTTCCTCGATTATTTTCTTCCGTCCACTTTCCGTCCTTAAACTCTCTCGTTGAAACACAATCGTCCCAATGAAAAAATTTGTATACAGCAAAGTAGATTCCGTCTTTTTCTGGTTGCGAATCTTTCACGCTAATCCATCTTTGGGTCGGATTTACCGTTGGAAGCTCTTGCAGATGTTCAAGTTCGGATTTCCACGCATCAACAGACGGAAACCGAATGCCAACTTCATCTCTCCTTGCCAAATTGATAAGCCCAGCTAAGTACTTTTCCAGCGGTTCAACGTCAACAAGTCTGCTCATCCTCATTCACCTCTAAATTCACGGAATACGAGTTGCTTTGTTAGCAGGTTCTTCCATTTCTTTCATAATCCGCTTGTGTTCTTCGATTGTCATGTTGTTCGGGAAGAAACACCTGTCAACCATTTCAAACGGCTTAATATAATGGTCAAGAACATCTCGTGCTTCTTTTCGTGCTTTTTCTGCACACATTTCGATGTATTCTTCTTCGGTCATGTTGTAATCGGTAATGCAATCGACCACCGAAGAAAACCGGCACAGCAGACCATTAGGTTGTCTTGCAATGAAAGCTCCCATTTATCGTTCACCTCTAAATTCACTTCCAAGAAACCGTTTCTTCCCTTTTTCCCGGTGCTTGTCCTCATAATCACGGTGGTACACGCTCTGGCTGTGGTTCAGCTCATGCACGAACGCTTTTCGCTCCTCGAAGTTCTTCTTCTCTGCCTTGTACTTCTCGCAAGTGTCGTGGCAAGCTGTGCAGCGTGATGTACAGTTGAGACAACAGGTAATCATTCTTCGCCGAATCTCCTTTTTGTAACGGCAATGCAGAAGCTATCAACTTCGCTCGCCCATCGTGCCGTACCGTTTCCATAAGTCTTTTGCCAAACAAGCGGAAAGCCGCCTATACCATCGAACAGACTGCCTAGCGTGGAATTTTCGCTCAGATAAGGCTTCATCTTCTGTGCAATCCAGAACCACTGAGGAAGTGCAATGGAATTTCCAAGCGCTTTATAGCGCGGACTGTCCGTCGGCTTGTGCTTCTTACCCTTTGTGTCTACCCACTCTCCGATATCTGTCCAGCCGTCCGGGTAGCCTTGCAGACGTTCGCATTCCGTTGGGGTCAGTCTGCGGACTATCCACCTAATTTCCGTTTCCGTTAGGACGGACTGCTGATTTTGCCCCGCTTTTTCTCTTGCAGCCAGCGCTGGAAACGTTCCGTTCTCGCTATATATCCTCCGAGCTTGATTATCCCACGGTGTCAAACAATCTTCCGGTTCTGTTACGATTGCCGTGTAGTCTGTGATTCTGCTTTCGTGGTCGCCTGTTATGGTTGGACAAGTTCTGCCATCGCCGTTTCCACGAGCATCATAAACAACAGGCTGAAACAATGTCTGGTCTTGGAGTGTTGAAAGCGTTGCGCTCTTTTCGGTCTGTACCAGTGCGCCTTTCCCGCCTCCGGAACATCCGCTACGGATTTTCAGAGTGTAGGGATTCGCCCCCCCTATCACGTCCATAAGGGCTTGTCGGAGAACGCCCGGGAGTGGCTTCCCACGCCTTGATGCTCTCGTCAAAATTCCCTGACAGGCTCGTGCGCTCAAATAGTATTTCTGCGGCACGTTGTCCTCTAAAATCTGCGACAAGCGCGATACGTTTTCTACGTTGGGGAACTCCCCAATATTGAGCATCGAGCTGTCGCCAAGCCAGAGACCATCCGTTTCCGGCGATTGCTCCGGCTTTGCTCCATCTGCCCCCCCCTACCCGAAGGTCGAGGAATTGAAACGTCTGGCTGTTCAACGCGGGCAAGTTCTTCCAGCACGGCTCTGAAATCTTCTCCTCCGTTGGAACTGAATGCTCCGGGTACGTTCTCCCAAATAGCGAAAGTTGGATGCAATCCATTTGTGCTTGACCTCATTTCTTTTATGACTCGAACCGCTTCCATGAACAACCCGGAGCGTTCTCCGGCAAGCCCCGCCCTGCGCCCAGCAATGGACAAATCCTGACATGGGCTACCGAACGTGATGCAGTCCACAGGCTCTATCTTGTCGCCGTGAATCTTTGTAATGTCGCCCAAGTGCTTCATCTTTCAAAGCGCCCGTCCAGCCAGATAGCGCAGCTCTTATATAAGGTAGGCGGTCAACGCTTTACAGGTCAGAACGGCATGTCATCCGTGCTGCCCTCAATCACAGAAAAGTCATCGTTCCCACCCTGCGAGTAGCCAGAGCCAGACCCGCCAGCCAGTGTTTTTTTCGGTCTGACCTCATAGTCACCGGAACGAATCTTGTCCACGCTGGTGAAGCGGTCAACGACCAGCTTCGTCTTGATGTTCCCATCGTTACCCATGTATTCTTCCTCACGGAGAACCACACCGACCAGCTTGCCACGCAGGGTCTTTTCGTCATTGTTGAACTTGTAGCCGGGATTGGACTGCTCAACAGCGGTGATAAAGCCCTTGAAGTACGGCAGCGCCTTTTCTTTGTAGCTCTTGATGGTCTTGCCACCCCATGCCCACTCGCCCGGATTCAGCTTGCCGCGCTCGATAAGGGAAGCGGTCTGCTCACGCCAGTAGCCCTTGAACTCGCCCTCTGTGACTTCCCACTCGATGTTCAGGCGTTCCTTTGCTGGTTCGTCCGTTGCCTTACAGATACCGGCAACATAGCCGCCAACAGGCAAGTCACGGCGTTCGGTGGCTTCCTGTACGTCATTCCAGTTGATGTTCTTCATCTGTTACTCTCCTTTGTTATCCGGCTGAACCGGAATGTTGTAATACTCACGGATGGTCTTGTCTACGGCGGCGAGGTCGTTCTCGATCAGCGCATCGTTGAACATCCCAAGAGGGGTTTTCACGGTATCCATTCCATCATTGCAAGTGCTGAACAGGTATCGTCCATCCTGCACAACGGTTTTCAGAACGATGGTGAAGTATCCTTCCACGCAGACCTTCTCGTCCAACAGCTTGCCAATGGTCTTGAATTTCTCGCCGCCATCGCCGTCACGCTCGCTGTGTCCGAAGAAATAGACCACCACATCGTCCGGCAGCTCCTTCGCCCGCATCAGCAAGGCATTGAAGTTAGCTGCCATGTCGGTAAACTTCTGGTATCCAGCGACTTTTGCGTTCCGCATGAACTCGCCGGTCATAAGATAGGTGGCATCGTCAATGACGATGGACTTGCGCTTGGTGCTGTGGATTGCGGCATCAATCTTGTCGTAGTTGTTGGTGATATAGGTTTTCATGTTGCTGCGGAACGGCAGCGGTTTGCCAAGCACGTTGATAACCGCAACCTGTTCCGGGTCAAAGTTCCGAAGCGAAGCGGATTTTCCGCTGCCGGAATGGCCATAAACCATTACTAATACTGCCATTTTCCTTTCCTTTCTTTGGCTTCATTAGGCATCATTGTTCTTACTTCGGCTTAATTTGGCTGTACAAAATCAACCGGCCATCAGGTCTGCCAACTGTGCGCGGAGGCCTTTCAGCTCTGCTTCCCTGTCATCGATTTCAGACCGCAAGTCCTCAATCGCTGCCAGCCGGTCAGCTTCTTTCGCTTCCGCTATCTGCTCGTTGGTCATGAAGTACACGCCGTCCTCCGGCTCTGTCACGCCACCGAATCTGTCAAGGTTAATCATCTTTGGGTCTCCCTCTCTTGCGCTCCTCTTTTATTTGCAGTGCGCTGTACCACTGGTCTTTGTCGATTTCGATGGTAGACCACCGATGGTTACAAGAAATGCACTTCTTTCGGCGAACGATGCTATCGTGGTCAGACCGGCTATCAACCGTTGTGATGTTGTCGCTTCCGCACACTGGGCATTTCATTGTGCGTCCCTCCACTTGTTGGTATGAGCGGGAATGCGGTTTAACTTCCCCATCCTTTCGTTATCTTCATGCTCTTTTTCCGCGCTCACTCCAAGCGCGCACAAAACCAGAGCGGTGGCTAGTAACATCAGTGAAACAAATGCCCATACAAGCATCTGTACTGTAGTCTCGCATCCATTTATTGTATCGCCACAGCTAACGGCTACGATTGCAGCGACGATACCAAGTATGGTAAGCACGTTTCCTTTTACGGTTTTCATTTTGTCCCTTCTTTCAGAATGATATCGAATAAAAATGGTTTGTTTGCATCGATTACGACTATTGCATTTAGCACTTCGGCTATTTTTGCAAGCGTATCAGCTTTAATACCCGTCTTGTACGGTGCTCTATTCGGACTTGTAATGTTGTATATCGTTGGGGCTGATACGCCACTTCTGCGGATAAGCTCTGATGCCTTCATATCGCGTTCTTCAAGAGCGGCTTCCAGCGTCATTCTTTTCACCACTTTTGCTACCAAAGTTAAAAATCCATCCTGTTGCCATTACAGCGGCTGCCGCAATGATTCCCCATGTGCCTTTTGCACCGACCAGTAGTTCAACAAGATGTACCAGCCACAGGTTCAAAAGGAACGCTGCAAGAATCAACGCCAGAACGATGCCCCAGATTAGGGCGATTTCCACAAGTGCTTTCATTTCTATCCCCTTTCGTTTATTTTTTCGCCATTGCAAATCACGTCTATGCCCTGCTTTTCCATTGCTTTGCTATTCTACGCCTTGCATACATAGCCGTTGCTGTTCTTTGCTTTTCCACGCTCCTCCATGCCTTTGCAGATCTCCTCAATTTGTTGTATTTCCTTTGCGTTGCGTCTCGCGGCAATGCCATAGCCATGCTATTATCAGCAATTCCGAACTGTGCCGTTGCGGAGCAAATCATGTCTGATCTATGCAATTCCATTGCTTGTCTGAGCCTTGCTTCTCCATGCCTTTGCAGGTCTTGTCAAATCAGCGCATCGCCGTTGCCGCTCAAGTCGCTTCGTCTCCAAGCGTTGCCTTAGCATTTCTGAGCCAATCGTCACTATGCCGTTGCAGTTCCACGCCGAGTGCAGTACAGCCATACCCCGCCATAGCGGTTAATTGAGGATTTTGTAGGTATATCGCCCCTTGCCACTGTTGCGCCACTGGCCGATACCACGCAGAGCACCGTAGTCTAGCCACTCACGCACGGCCTTCTCATGAGAATCGTCCAGAAGAACGATTTCAAACTCGCAGGTCGAACCAGCAGGAATCTGCTCGCTGTTTGCAAGGCTTACACGTTCGCCCTGTGCTGTCTGTGCGCGGAGCGGGCGCTGGCATTCGCCGATCTCTCCGTTTACCCAAATCGGAATCATGCGAGGCTGCCTTGCGTCCCAACACTGCTCTAGCCAGCGCTTGCTGTAATGCTTCTTCACGGTTCAGCCTCCACAAACTTGCCATTTTTGAGGGTATAGTAAACGTTTTCTCTGATGGCAGAACCATCCACGCGGGCCATTTTGGCACAGATCATGTGGCCGTCATCATCGTACTCAGTCAGCACCAGATAGCATCCCAGTGCGCCGCACGCCTTACCGCAAGCACCGTTTACAACGGCAATGCTATCTTTGCCGTCTGCTTTTGCTCTGCAATAAGCCCCAGTGGCTGCCGCCGTGCTGGAATTGCCGCTCGAACCCGCCGTGCTGTAATAGCCGCTCGAACCAGCCGTACTGGAATAGCCGCTCGAACCAGCCGTGCTGTAATTGCCGCTCGAACCAGCCGTGCTGTAATTGCCGCTCGAACCCGCCGTGCTGTAATAGCCGCTCGAACCAGCCGTGCTGGAATTGCCGCTCGAACCCGCCGTGCTGTAATCGCCGCTCGAACCAGCCGTGCTGTAATCGCCGCTGGAACCTGCCGTGCTGTAATCGCCGCTGGAACCTGCCGTGCTGGAATAGCCGCTGGAACCTGCCGTGCTGGAATAGCCGCTGGAACCTGCCGTGCTGGAATCGCCGCTGGAAAAAGGTTCTTTGCCCTTCACCCGATTAAAAACGGCATTCACTGTAGCTTTTACCAGCCCTGCAAAATTCACCTCACCTTTCACCGTCAGCTCAGTGCAAGCCAGCTTACTGTCCTCTTTGCTTTTATCCACGTTCCCGCCGCACTCGACCTCAAAAAAGCGTGGGCTATCCCTCAGCGGGTAGTAGTGCAGCACTTCCAGAGGGTTCTCGCAGGCGTGCATACCAGCGTGGCAGCAGTCAGCTTTGTCCTCATGGTAGGTCTTGCCCACCTCATACTGCTTGCCACGGCACTGCATATTTTTGTCCATGGCCTTGTAGGCGATGATCTTCTCACTCATGGGTGGTGTCCTCCTTTACCATGCGGATGCTGCCAAACTCTGGATTGCTGAAAATCTGTAAGTCGTTCAAATCGTTCACTCCTTTTAATAAAATGTCTTCTCTTTGCTGTGCCATCGCTGCGCAAATCACGGCATTTCTTCTCTCTGCCATGCCAATGCATCCGAAGCAAAACCTTGCCGCAGCGAATCGTTACGGTGCACCACTTTTCCTTCGCAAATCACATCGGCGCTTTTCTCTGCCATTCCTTCGCCTTGCCTGTCTGTGCTTCTCAGTGCCGCTGCGATGCGGTAGGCCGCAGCACGCTGCCACTGCACAGCAGTTCACCTCATAGCCGTTGCCATGCGCCTCTCGGCCTCGCTCTGCCTTTGCTCTGCCTCTCTTTACCTCACGACGCTATGCCATTGCTTCGCTTTGCCATGCTTCGCCTTTGCCGTGCATCGCGACGCACGGCCAATCGAACCTCAGCCTTGCCTCCGCGAATCAGGGCCGTCAATGCCATGCCGTTGCGCTCAGTCCTTCACCTCATAAGCGGTGTAGGTAAAGCGGCCCTTTCCGCTGTTGCGCCACTGGCCGATGCCGCGCAGGATGCCATAATCAAGCCACTCACGCACAACCTTTTCGTGGCTGTCGTCAAGGAGGGTCACGTCAAACCCGCAGGTGCTGCCCGCCGGGATCTGCTCGCTGTTTGCAAGGCTTACACGTTCGCCCTGTGCTGTCTGTGCGCGGAGTGGGCGCTGGCACTCGGTAATCTCGCCGTTCACATGAATGGGAATCATCCGGGGAGACACGAAAATAAGACCGTCAATGACTTTCTTGTATGCGGTGAGCTTGCCGGATTCGTTAACAGCCTTCTTCTTGCCAGTTTCGGTCTTGCCACCGATACGACCCAGCATACCGCAAGAATCCTTGAAGAACCCCTTGATTTGGTAGTCATACAAGATAGGCTCTCCGTTCTCGTTGCGAGGGAACACGGTCATGCCCTTATCTGCCACAGCATCAGCACCCAGAGCTGCAACCTCGTCCTCGATGGTGTTTGCATCCGGGGACTTGCTGGCGATGAACTCGCGTGCAATGTTCTGGTTGCTAGGCCATGTGCCGAGAACCGCTTCGGTGAATGTGATTCTGACTTTGATTTTTTTCATTTTTGCTCACTCTTTCTTTCTTGATATGTTCCAGTCTTAAAGGCTCACGCTCTTGCCAGCGCTTCCGCCACGGACTGCTTTTGTTGAAGTTGCTTATTGCTTTCTTCATCGTTTGCCATCCTTTGCTTACGTTGGATGCGTTCCAGTTGTTCTTTCTCCCGGCTGTGCCAGCGGATTTCCCGCTGGCCGTAGTATTTACCGTTCATCAGGAGCCTTCACATTTCCCTGTGCAAGTAAAGTGCTGTAATGGCCGTAGCTCATTCCAAGCTCTTTTGCTTTATCGTTCATTTGTTTGATGGTGTACTTCGGCTTAGGCTTTTCTTCTTGTCTGGTTCCCTTCCGGTCTGGCTTTACGAGAAGGTGTTTTGATGTAATCCGGGTGTTCTTTCCACCAGTCTGCAATCTGTTTTCGTTTTACAGCGTTCGCGCATTTCTGGTGGTACTTTTGATGTTCGTATACTTTACGCATCGGCTTTTTGCACCATTCGCACGGAACGACGCCATATGGAGCGCGTCGCGCTGCCTGGTTTTCCTTTTTAACCAACATTGCACATTCTTTGCAATACCGTCTTGTCGGTCTAACCACGCCAAGATACAGACCGCAGCGCTCACAGTACTTTTTTTCCACGCTGCATCTCCTCTTTCAGTCTGGCTTCTCTGTTATGCCGTTCAAAGCACTGGTTGATGGATTTCTCCATCCAAAGCACCTTGTTGGCATCATTTCGGGATACGCCAGCAGCCATTGCCAGCTTCAGTCTGCGTTTGCGGCTTTGCGCCTTGCGAAAATTCGTCACCAGCACTCACCAGCCTTGTCTGTGATGAACTTCGGGACTTCCCGGCCTGTGGCGATACACAGAGCAACCAGCCTTTCAACCCAGATGTAACGCAGCCCTTCTTCGGTCATATAGCACTGACCAACGCTTGGCTCTTTGAAATCGTTCCAGATCGTCAGCCCAACAGCGCCATCGGTGACCGTCCAGATCATGCTCCAACCATCGTTGCACAGGCCGTACAAAATATCTCGTGCTTTGCTTTTTGCTTCGTTGAGTTCAAAAGCGTCCCAGTGCTTTTTGCTTTCTTTGTAGGTTTCCACAGCCTTGTCAATGGCGTAATGAGCATCGTCCGGGCGCTCTAGGTCTACCTTCAATGTCAAAATCTGTTCCATGTTTAGCCCTCCTTCTGCTCAATCTCCAGAATCTTGCAGATGCTCTGAATAATCTTCTCCGGCTTTCGCTCACCACGAAGAATCTTGTAGAGGTACGAATCATCAAGGAACAATCCAGTATCGCTTTGAACCGCCTGAATCAGCTCCGTTTGCTTCATACCTCGCTGCAACAGCTTCATCTTCACTTCCAGCTCAAAGCCAGAACGGAAGTTTTCTTTCAAAATCCCACCTCCATTTGCTAAAATCTATTGACATGTACGGAAAACTGTACTAATATAATGGTGTAGAGAGTTTATATTGTACAGTGTTCTGTACCGCCCATGTCTGTATTATAGTACAGGCTTCTGTACAAGTCAACTCTTTTGTACAAAATTCTGTGCATTTGTATACTTGCACAAATATGGGAGTGTTCTTATGTCGGACTTGTACAGCAACATCCATGCGCTCTGCGAAAAAGAGGGCATCAAAGACGGAACTCTTTGTGCCAACATCGGGATTCGCCGTAGTTTTCTTTCCGAATTGAAAGCCGGGAGAACTAAGAGCCTGTCCGCAGAGGTTCTCTCTAAAATTGCAGCCTACTTCAACGTATCGGTAGACTACCTTCTCACTGGCGAACAAAAAGAAAATCCGCCCCAGCAGCCGCAAAGTGAAGTCGATGCAGCAGTAGAGCGGATTAGAAGAAAACTTGAATCTATGCCGAAAGAACAGCGTGAAGCTCTGATGAACCTGATCGAGAAGATGTAACGTTCATGCCCGGTAAAATAAGAACTCCTTGTGCCGGGCTGGTATAGCTCTGCGCAAGGGGTTTTCTGTTACTCTAGGTTTAGTGCTTGCTCCGCTACCGGAATCTTCTCAGGGTGTTCCAGCAGCCATGCAATAAATCGGTCAATCTTGGCTCTTTCCTGTTCACTCATTGCAGCATATCCTCCCGATTAGTAAACACAAATGTTCATTTGATGCGATTATACATCTTTTAGCTGTACAGTCAATATAATTTAAACAACTTCGTAAAAATCGAACGTTTTCTTCACATCCGTTACTTTGCATCGGGGAAGCCAAAAATTGCAATAACAATGATTAAGAGCCACATTAAGTTTAAGTTACCCTTTGCTTTGTAACATTCCGTTGAGCATGGAACGAAAGGGATTATTCGGTAAATCGTCCAGCACATCTGCTTTGACGAGAGCGTTTGTGCTGATGCTGTGCGAAACATTGTTTAGCTGCACAATGGCATCGTCCAAGTCTTTTACGGTTGCTCCACGCCGTTCCATTGACTGGAGGAAAGTTTTCACTTCTTCAAGAACGACAGGGTTCTCGGCTTTATAGAATCCATTCGTAAAGTCCATTTTCTTCTCCTTTCACAGCTCCACGAGTTGTCCGTCAATGCGTTCGATGTTATCTGCCGGGTCTCGCCCATTGTCTAAGGCGGCTACGGCGCGTTCTAGGATGCCTTTTGCTTCGAGGTAAGCATCTTTATCAGCTTCGTACCCAGAAAGGCTCAGGACAAGCTCCAGCGTCCGTCTACGAGCGTATGGAATAATCAGAGCATCTACAGTTCGGTTCATTAGCTTTCCTCCCATGGTTCAGGTGTGTGTGGCTGCCCATCGGTAACGCTGGCGGGCATTCCGTCGATGATTGGCATACGTTCATGGTTCCAGATTGCAGTTTCTTTCATTTTATGTTTCCTTTCTATTTGGAATTTTTTGACAATACAGTTATAACACAGGCTGCTGTTGGTTCTCCATAGCAGCTTTTTCCATTTTTTGGCTTGTCGAATCCGGCAGTTTTGCAGAATTTTGTTGAAAAGGCGTGAATTTATGGATGAATATTTAGTAAGAACGGCCAAAGCATTAGAGATGGCACGGATGCGTTCCGGTCTAAGCCAGCAGAAGCTTGCGGCACAAATGGGCGTGAATCGTGGAACAATAGCAAATTGGGAGCAAGGTCTGGCAGCTATCTCCCTTCCAATGGCTATGCGCTGGTTCACCTGCTGCGGCGTATCAGTGGCTCGATACATGGACGCTTGCATTCATCCGGGACTGCTTGAACATCTTGAGGACGACCTTTTCGACATGGAGAAACGGAAGATTCTCATAGATGCTATGATGGAGTGTTCCTCCTATGAGATAGATGCCTTGTTGTACATCCGGTACGGAGATCACGGATCAGACCATATGGGTGTGCTGACGGAGGTTCTGGCAAACCTCCACACACCGTTGAAGGACAGGGTCTCTGTTTGCCGGATGGTATCGGGCAACTACGAGATAGCGCAAGCTACCGGAACAGACCCAGACCCGAATGGAACCGCCCCGAAGATGGAAGTTTTCTATCAGGCACAGGACGCTGGAACGGAAGCTGCTATGAAGTCCAACGATTCTTATACCGTAAATCCAAATAATATAACTGGCTGATTGTCGAATTATCGCAGTTTTTGAAAAACATTTTGTCCACGTTCATCCACTTTTTGTACACCTATCGGGCAAATTCGCCTTGTCAATCCGTCCCCCATAGGCCGTAAATCGACAGAATTCGCACGAAATAAATAACGAGTTATCGTAAATCTATTGTCTGTGATCGGCCGGCTCGTCAATCTGTCCCCCATAACACCGGCTTAAAAGTTTTTCATCCACATTTTGTACACGTTAGATAAGACTAATCATTGCCGGAAAGACTTTATTCAGCAAATGGAAGGTTGAGTTATCCACAAGCTGGAATGGAAAAACAAAGAAATTGTTGAAAATTATCGTCATCGCCTATTTAACGATGATATTTAACCTCTTGTTTATTTCTTGTTTAATATATAATATGTGGATGGGGGACGAAATGACAAAGCATGGGGGACGTTTTGACAAGTCATGGGGGACGTTTTGACGACCATATGGGGGACAAAAAGACAAGTCATGGGGGACAAAACGTGTTGACTTGTCCCCCGACCTGTGCTATACTGTTTTTAGACTGATAAAGGAGGTGAACGGATGCCAAAAATATCCGACAACAACCTTGTTGAAAAAAGCAAATCCCTTGTGTGGGCAAAGTTTAGGGACTACACAGCAGGCGAGCTTCGGTTGCTAGAGGTTTACTTGTCAAGAATAAACCCGAGAGACCCAAACAGCAGTCGTGTAGAGTTCACTTTGGCGGAATACAGGGAGCTTCTTGGACTGAAAAGCCTTGATGCACGAAGGATTGAACCGCAGATCAAGCACTTTTTGGGCAACACTGTGTCGATTCCCATTGACAAAGAAAAGGGAACATTTGAGAGCTTTGTCCTTTTCACAAGGGCAAAACTGGACTATGTGCCAGAAACAAGGTCTTATGTTGTGGCAATCACTTGCAACCCTGACCTTCGGCCTATTTTTTTTGACATTGCTGAAAGCGGCTATGTTCGGTATCGGCTGCGTTACACGTCACGAATGAAGTCACAGTACAGCATCCTGCTTTATTCGATTCTTCGGGACTGGCTGAACATGGACAGTAAGCCGCATGAAATCAGTCTGAAAAAACTGAGAGAGCAGCTCGGTGCAATGGAAGCAAGCTATGATGTTTACAAGAACCTCCGCAAACGAGTGCTTGACGTTGCAGTAGATGAGATCAATGCTGTGTCTGACATCGTGGTGACCTATGAACCAGTTCTTGTGGCACGAAAAGCTGTGGCGGTCAAGTTTAAGCCCAAAATTAAAGCGTCTGAGACGCTGATTGAAGCTCAGGCAAGCGAAATATCGACCGAACCTCAAAAAGCCACCAGAAAGCCCCGTAGAAGCGGATACGAGGATTTTGACTGGTCTGTGTGTGACGAGCTGGAAACGCAGGACTGCGTTGACGTGGCAAAAGTGGTTGAGAAGTGGATGAAGAAAGAGCATCCAGAAATCAAGCTGCCAAGACGCAGAGATGCGGTTTACGATACGGTGAGGGCAGCGTATAAGGACATCCTATCTTTGAACAGAACGCCGTTCCCCGACAGACCTGTTGGCTATCTGATTAGAAGCGTGGACAAGGCGGGCGTTGTGGACAAGTATATGCCCGCTTTCTATTCTATTGAAGCGTTGCAAAAGTAGTCAGATGCAGCACATTATGCAGAAAGGAGAAGGTATGAGACTGATTGATGCAGATGAATTTTATCAGCAAGAATGGATTCGTTGCGGAATGTATGAGCCGATGATTGGTGTCGATAAAGTCTATGACAACAAAGAAACATCATACAGAACATTACGAAGTAGGTTAAATAAAGTTCGAGAAATCGACGATCTTAGTATTGCAAGATGGATAAATGTAAAAGACCGTTTACCAGAAAAATTAATCGATGTTCTTGTGCTAGACGGAAACTTCAAAAAAATAGCCTATCTAAGTGATGGAAGAATTTGCCCAGATTCATGGAAAACAAATTATATCGATAAATTTGGCGAAAGAGAAACACTAAACGGGGTGACGCATTGGATGCCGTTACCAGAAATACCGAAAGAATAAAGAAAGAGTGATAAAATGGCAAAAATCATAGCTGTCGCCAACCAGAAGGGCGGCACAGGAAAGACCACCACAAGCACCTGTCTGGCTGGCGCGTTGCAGCTGCTTGGCAAGAAGGTGTTGCTGGTGGATTGCGATGCCCAGTGCAACGCAACGGACACCTACGGCGCACAGACAGAGGATGTGTGTACCCTGTTCGATGTAATGACCCGGCAAGGTACAGTAGAGGAAGGAATCCAGCACTGTGAAGCCGGTGACATTCTGCCGTCAGACAACGCATTGAAGGACATTGACGAGCAGCTTGTCCGGGACATTGGCAAGAACTTCCGGCTTCGTGAAGCGCTGGAATCCGTGTCTGAGCAGTACGATTACATTGTGCTGGACACTCCCCCGCAGCTTGGTCTTGCGCTTGTAAACGCGCTGATCGCCGCCAACAGCATCATTGTGCCAATTACAGCAGACCGCTATGCGCTTGCTGGATTGAGCCAGCTTTCGCAGACCATCGGCGATGTTCGCAGATACTTCAACCTGACCTTGAAGATTGAAGGTCTGCTTCTGAACCAGTACAAGAGCCGTGAGAACCTATCCAAAGAGGTTGTGGAGCAGCTTCCTGTGATTGCACAGAGCATGGGGACAACGCTGCTGGACGTGAAGATTAGGCCGTCTATGGGCGTTCGCAAGGCTCAGGCAGAGCGTCACAGCCTGTTCAGTGGTGACACGGCAAAAAGCACCAGCGCAGAGGATTTCAAGGAGTTGGCGCAGATGATTGTAGAGGAAAATATAAAATGACTAAAAAGAAAACTGAGAATGTTGTACGTCCAATTGCACATTGGGAACGAGCAAATTATAGTTATACCGACTTAGATAATGGCGGTATGCAGGTAAATGCAGTTGGCATTGGTTGTTCAAACTGCATGGCGGTATTTAGAAAAAGCTCCATGTGGGCAGTCAATTTTTGCCCCAACTGTGGCGCACGAATGGAGGCCGTAGAGGAATGAAGTCAACCAGCAAAAAATCCTCAGGCTTGCTTGGCGGGTTTGATTTTCAGCCTATTTTTTCGGAACAGACATTAAGCCGAAGTGAGCCAAAGGAAGAAGAAGTAAGCCAAGCAAAGCCGAACGAAGCCGAGCAAGTACAGATTAAGCCCAGCGAAGCCGCGGACAGCCGTACACAGCCCAATGAAGCGCAGTTAAGCAATATTAAGCCGAAGCAAGCCAAAGACAGCGAAACGCAGCCAAACAATGCCGTAGTAAGCGAAAGTAAGCCAAAGAAGCTGAAACAGGCGAAGGAAGTTCAACGTCTTATCGAACAAGGCGATGTTCCCGGCGCACTAGCCGAAGCTGGTTTGACAAAGAAAAAAATCCCGATGCCGGAATCACATCAGGGCGTTGCAAGTGGTGATGGCAAGCGTTCAAAGCGCATTACCATCCTTATGAGCGAGGAAGAGCGCAAGTACATCAACCGTGAAGCAAGACGGCACGGAATGACGATTGGACAGTTCGTGTACGCTTTGGCAGTTGCAGCGGCAGAGGGGAAGATTGAGCTGGAGGATTTCTTAGATGAATGATAGTGAACGACGCCTTATTCGATTTGTTTGCGATGGCGATATGCGAAACGCACAAAAAGCCGTTAAAATCATTTTGGATTCTATATCATCCAAAAAAGATGAGCAGTTCAAAGAAAATATGTTTCGTAAGTTGGAAAGCAAAAGAGAATTTATTGAATTGCCGTATAACTTACAGCATCTTTTGATCGCAGAGGATACAGAAGAATTTCCAGAAGCAAGATTCCTTCTTAGGAACGAAGAAAAAAGTATAACGCAGAAAATCGTTGCTATTTATCGAGCATCTGAAAAATTGAACGAAATGGGCATTCCTTATTTGCCAGCATTGATGCTTTATGGGCAAAGCGGATGCGGAAAAACCATGCTGGCTAGGTATATCGCGCATAAAGCAAAACTTCCTTTTTTAAGGATTCAATTTTCAAGTCTAGTTGATTCGCACTTGGGGCAAACACAATCTAACCTTGCAAGAATTTTTGATTATGTGAGAACTGCTCCTTGCGTTCTTTGTTTTGATGAAATAGATGCGGTCGGAATGGCTCGTGGGCAAAAAGATGACGTTGGGGAAATGAACCGTGTGGTTATTGCGATTATGCAGGAAATGGATAGGTTGCCGAACAATGTCATTATTGTCGGAACAACAAACCGATTTGATAGGCTTGACCCTGCACTCATAAGAAGATTTCCGTTGCAATACGAATTAAAGCCGTTATGCCGTGCGGATGCAGAAATACTTTCTAAAAGGTTCTTTGAATATGCAGGAGCACAATATGAAAACATAGCTTATGAAGATCACGTCCCTGCATCTACGGTTATCAAAGAATGTACAGAACGAATTGTAAATCAAGTTCTGGATCAAGAGGATTTCTTGGAGGATTGACGCATGATGAAGTCGAAGGAATTTTACGAAGAAAGCATTTGCCGTTTACAGAAAATGGTTAAGCGTGGCATTTGCGTTCTTTTGTTCGATGCTTTTGCCGTAGCAGTTCAGATTCCGTTTATCTTTGCTGGAAAACTGGTTGCAGCGCACTTGATTTTGTCCATTGCTGTCTCTTTTGCGGCGGGAATTAGTTTTAACACGCTTGTGGATAGCAAAAGACAACTTGATATGTACAAGGCAGATATGGAATTGTACTATACAAAAGAAAAATAATTTATGTGAGGGGAGAAAAATGCGCACATACAAGCCACGCAAACACAGAAGCAAAGAGGAACAAGCCAAAATAAACGCAGAGGTAGCAAAACGTAAAGCAAAACTGGCTGAAAAGTACAATACTGACACTCAATATTACAAGGGCATTCCTGTTGAGCTGATTGTAAGAGAGGACTATGGTTGCTACAAAGCAAAGCGTTTCAAAATCAACGGAAGCAATCAAAACGTATGGATTCCAAACTGCTATCTTGAAGATGACGGAACAATCAAGGCGAATATAAACATTGATTTTGTATTTCGTAAGTCTGTAAACCAGTTAAACAAAGCGGGAATCACGCAAGCGATTATTGGAATCAAACGTAAAACGCCGGAAGCAGATGCGCCAAATCTCAAAAGCACAATGCAAAAAATAGGAGATAAAGGAGGAATTACATGGGCGTAACCATCAAATGCAAAAAGACTGAGCGTGAAATGGATGTGGGCTATTTCGGTTTTTTCAAATTGAGAACGAAAGTTGCAGAACTTGTTGGTTCGGAAGTCGGAGAACACTATAAAAAGCTTGATGACATTCTCGACATACCCTCTCCCGAAAAAGAACTCGCTCTTAAATCGTACAATGACGAAACAGAGCGATTGGTTGAAAGCAAGGAACTTCCAATCAAAATTGCAGATTTCCTTTATCAATCGGATTGTGACGGAAAAATCCGATACGGTGCCTGCAAGGAAATCTTGAAAGTTATAGGTGATTATGACGATAGCATTATTTACGGATATGCAGGTAGAGAAAATCCCGCAAAGTTCAAAGACTTCAAAGAAATTCTTCAAGATTGCGTAGACAATAAGTGCTTTATGGTTTGGAGATAACAAGAAACCCCTGTGTAATCACAATGACCGCACAGGGGGTTTGTTTTACTTATCAGCAATGCAATCCCAGTAGAGATATGCCTTGCCATCTGCGGCATCCGCGTCCTCAAGGAACGCCTTTGCCATGTCAGCGTAGAAGCCCGGAGTGTCAACGGACTGACGCTTTGCGACCTGACAATAATCCGAGTACATCATGTTCATAACTGCCCAGAAATCGTTCGGGTCACAGGTGATGTTGCGCTGTTTCGCAACGTCCTGTGTCTGTTCCAGCGTCCAGTGACAGCCCTTTGTGCCGTCAGCGTTTACCATGCTGTCGCACCATTCTTCCGCTTCATCGTGGGTGAGGTGCTTTCGTGGCATCTTGATGGAACGGCTGTCCGCACCGCCATGCTCATACTGTCCAGACCGCTTGTCCCAGTCTCCGTTCTGCGAGAAGCCAATCTGCGGCATCTTGCGCCCATTCTCTACGTCAGGGTAGCGGGGGATAGGATAGGGGTCGATATAGCGGTTCTGCTCCTGCGGATAGTAAGAATAGCGGTCGTTGCCGTCTTCCAGCTTACGCAGACGGCGTTCCAGCTCACGCTCCCTGCGGTCACGTTCTTCCTCAAGGCGGTCACGTTCCGGCTCACGATCTTTGTCGTGTTCACGGAGCATCATCATGCGGCGAAAATTAGTCTTGCCCATAATCTATACCTCCTCAAGAAATGGACGCGGGCGCACCGGCGTGGGAACGGCAGAAGCAGCCAAGATACTTGAACGTGCCGGTGCCGGTCGCAGATGTTGCCACACGGGTAGCGTAGCGAGTGCGGGTGTGGATGCTCTCGGCGGTCGCCTGAGCGCAGTTGCAGTCGGTCAGAGGGTATGCGGTCGTGCCTGCACCTATGGTAATGACCACAGGGGCGTTGATGGTGGTCGTGTCCGGCAAGCTCTGGGCAATCACGATGCAATACTTCTCTCCGTTCTGGTATGCGCCAGCAGGGATGTTAATGGTCAGCGTGTCGTTGGCGAACGTGACCGCCTGACTGATGACCAAGTGCGGGCAGAGTTTGCAGCTTGTTTTGCAAGCCATAGTATTTTCCTCCTAAAAAATCAGGGGCAGAGGTGTCTTACCCCTGCCCCGATGGTTCACCCGGTGTTATCGGGGAGTGTGTTGGTTAGCAGCCGCAGCAGTTCACGCCCACGTTGGGGTTGGCCACCTGATAAGCGGGAATCGGACGAGGATTGACCCGGTTCAGGATGGTATCGGTCTGCTGGGACATCACAGTGGTCAGAAGCGCATTCTGACGATCCTGAGAAGCGGCGAACTTCAGGCTCTGGTTCTCAGCAGTCAGAGTGGCGATCTTATCCTGCGTGAAGTAGTCCATCATGCTGCGGAAGTTGGCGTTGCAGTTGTCCACGATGGCGCGAGCGTTGTCTGCGATAGCCTGACGGGTAGCGCAGTCCTGCTGTGCAATGGTGTACTTCAGGTCGCCGATGAGCTGCTTGTTCTCGCAGCAGCAAGATGCAAGCTGCGTCTGGATAGCGGTCTGACCCGCCTGCCGTGCGTTGCCCTCCTGCATGATGGCAAGGCTGATGGCGTTGTCGCCGTTGGACACGCTGCGCTCCAGACCGTTCACGAGCTGTGCGTTCTGGTAGCCGAGCTGACAGATGGCGCTGTTCACGCCCGCAAAGCCGTTTGCGATGTTGGCGTTGACGCCGTTCATCTGCACCAGCTGGTCATAGCCCAGAGAGCAGATGCCGCTTTGGATGCCAGCCAGAGAACGGGAAGTGTCCTGCTGGTAGAAGCCCTCCGACAGCGCCGCACGAGTATCTGCGCCACCCTGACCAGTTGCGCCAGTACCGACCAGATAGGGGATGTAGTTGTTCATGCCGTTGTCACCACCGTTCCGGCCGTAGCCGCCGTTGCCCCAGCCGAAGATGATGGCGAGGATGATAACCGCCCACAGACCTTCGTTGCCGAAGAAACCGCCGTTGTTATTACCGCCGTCCTGCCCGGCCAGATAGCCAGTTGCAAAATCGTCCATAACAAAACTCCTTTCAGTTTTGCGTTATGCTATCCCATCACCGTGTGCGATGGGCGAAGCCAGATAAAAGCGGTTTTTATCAAGTCCGCAAAACTGAGAAGCGTTTCGCTTAGAGAGATGCTTATTTGGGGATTATCAAGTTAGCTCGGAGGATTGTCTTTTTTATCTTTCGGGTCGTCCCATTTTTTGCTGGCAGCACCGAAAATGAAGCCAAGCATTAAAGGAACCCATATTTTGTCACTGCCACACAGATTGTTGATGTCAAAGTCTTTTTCGGAATGGCTGCTTTCAAAATCATCCATTGTAAAGCCTCCTCACTTCGGAAGCGTCAAATTCAGGACGCTTGCCAGCTGGTTCAGGTCGATGCCGCGTTCTTTAGCGAGGTTCTGCGCCATCGTTCGGAGCTGTGCTTCGCTCTTGCCCTGAATTAGGTTCAAGCCCTGCATGATAGGAGCATTCTGCCCGCTCAACTGCTGGATAAGCCCCATCGGGTTCTGCCCGGCACGAGCAAGGTTTGCAAGCTGCATAATAGGACTGTGCGTAATCATATCAAACGGAGAGGACATTGTTATTCTCCTTTCTTTGCTGTGGCAGTAGGCTTAGAAAAGCTCTTCTGCCACTTTTCCAGTTCATCCAGCCTGTGGACGAGGGTGTTATACTCTTCAATAGGCACATACTGCTGTGTCGGTGCATCGGTCTGCTGTGCCTGTTGCGCTTGTATCTGCCGCCACGCTTCCGGGCTGTAAAACTCCTGTACATAAGATTCACAGGTGTCAGGGTTCAGCCGCTTGCAGTAGATCACTCCGCTGCGCAGGTCGGGGCAGTAGGTCGGTCTGCCATACAGGTCAGACGGTATCGCCAAAAACTCTTCTCTGCTGGAAACAGGTCTACCCAGCAACCAACCGCCGTCCTGTACCGACTGCTGAACAGGCTGCTGCCCATTCATCGGCTGAGGACGCTGCGGCTGCATCTGCTGCATCTGTGCGTTCGGCAGGGGAGTGGCAAGCCCTACCGTTCCCATACCGCCGTAAGGATTGACAGGCTGTTGCGGAACGTAGGGCGTTCCGGGTGTCGGATAATAGCTCATAGTTCATCCCTCCTATTGCACCCAGTGTACTGCATCGGCAAAAAATGAGAGACAACGAGCGTCAAACGAAGGACAAAAAATCTTGGTTAAACCTTGCTTAAAGCTTGATTATTTTAAACAAAAAAAGCGCTCACACGGAAAAATCCGCATGAGCGATTAAAGATATAAATATACTTATATAAAATGATGCAAAATAGAAAGTTTGAACGTTTTACTTGCAAAAAATCAAGAGCGGAACTGCCCACAGGCAATGCCGCTCTCTACAAAGGCCGCAGCCTTTCAAGTCTAAAGGCGCCTCCCGCATGGTACGCACTGCAAGTAGGCGGGCAGGAGACTGTATCAACTAAAAGACCCGCCATGATACGCATCGTTGAGAGGCTTGACGGGTTCAGATATCCGCCCTAATGCGCTTCTTCGAGAGGCCGGGTGGATTTGTTGATGTTATTATACCACAATCAATCCGTCACGACAAGAACCAGCGCAGGGCCGTTGACTCTGACTGCTGCGTCCTGATAGGGCTCGACAACGGTCGTTTCCACGCCCTCGCGTTTGCGAAGCTCTGTAGTAAGATTGGCGGTCGGAACATTTTCGAGGTTCATGGTGAGCTCCTTTCGTCTAGCTTTTCATCAATAATTTTCAGCCTATTGCCGATTGATGTTCGACAATACGGCACACGCGCTGCAATATCAACTTGGCATAGCTGGTCAACGTACCGCAACCGGGCGATTTTCCGGTCATACCTCCCAAGCGGCGCACGTTTTATCACAGCTTTTATCTGTTCCGCATCAAGCCCTTGCAACGCTGGCGGAAAGACTATGCGAGCCGCCGCCACAAGCAGCACCGAGCCAGAAAGGCTGCGGCAGCTCTCCGGCGTTGCGCACCATATTGCCAATGCTGGCAAACTGGTGACAAAACGTCACCAGTTTGTTGGTGTTGCTGAGATAGTATGTTTTCGTGAGGCCACGAAGACGTGCACAGACCATTTTCGTGATGCGACGAAATTGCTCTTGTGCGGCGTACATTTTGTTTGTGTCAACAAAATGCTCGTATGTAGTGCTTGCCATGATATCCTCCTTATTGTGTGATTTCCTCAGCGTTCGCCTTGTCCTTCGCGTCCAGCGCGTCGTAGTACGCCTGCGCGAGGGCTTCCACCTCTGCAATATCGTCCTCTGTCAGCAAGCCGCTGTCCAGATGGGTGTACGCCTTGTCCAGCCAGTATGCAACGTCACGTTCTGCGGCGATTTCTCGCTTGATGGAGCGCAGGGTCAGGTCATGCCGGGCTTTACTTTTGATTGCCATGTGTACCTCCTTCGTTAATTAGTCGATGTTTTGATTGATGTCATTTCATCATAAGTTGTAGTTTCAGTGGCATCTGTAAGTAAATCATTTTTGATAAAACTACATTGGTTAAATAATTTCCAATAATTCTTCGTACCACCCGCAATAATTGACGGATATACATTTTTTAATCCACCACAATTTTTAAGGATTAAACAACATGGCATCGGCCTGTCTTCATTCTGACTCCTCACTTGGACGTTTAATCCGTCAAACAGACAATCAATGCATTCAATTACTGCGCCTTTTGGACAAAGACCTTCCGGCTCGTATCTTCCATTTATCCAATCATAAGGGTATGTGTTATCGTGCCATTGAATGCCAGCATCATTTTGTGAGTTTAGGAATTTACAATCCTTAAAAGTGATATGTGAGAAAATACTTCCACCCATACCAATAACAGGGCCATTCTTGGGTGCGAAATCTCTACCGTGCCAATCAAAAATGCAATTTTCGATATAAGGTGTCGTAAGACAATTACTTTCAAAATGTAAGCAATATCTCAAATTAGACCCAACGAATTTAAACCCTTTAATTACAGTATTGATGGTTACTGAATTTATGTGGAAAAAACATTTATTAGCACAAGTGTCGTTACTTATAGTGTCATATCCAACACCGCCGTCCCAAATAAAAATACATTTTTCTGGATTGTTACTTTCAGACTTATATGTTACATATGATTTAGCAATAACACCTTGATAGTCAGAGCCGTTCTGACCTTTGTATTTTTCTTGCAAATCCGTATATGTTCCATCTGCTACAATAATTTCATACTTATTCTTTTCAGAAGCATTAGTAACAACATCATTTGCCTTTAATACGGTAGCATATGGTTTTTCTTTTGTACCATTGCCTTCTGTATCATTTCCAGTTGTTGCCACATAAATCTTGTTGATATGTATTTCACCAAGTTTATCATCTATTTCGTCCTTTGTGTAAACGTCTACACTATTAACAAAATCTGTTTTACGATAAGATAAATATTGCCTAAATTCACCAGATACAACATTAACGCTCTCAATAGATGTATCTAGTCCTCCTTTATAAAAACTCAAGCAAAGATATTTTGCATCTGTCGGAATATTATAAAATTCTGCAACTTTACTCGTTTGCGTATTGTGACTGATATACGTACTTTCAACAGAGGTATAGGCTCCGTTATTAACATACCGTGAAGCCCAATCTTGAAACTCACCGTAAACAATTAACTTATTGCCTTCTACAGGAATCTTTACCGCAATATAATTATCGTTTATTTCTTTGGTCTCTTTTCCTCCTGCAATAAAGTTCCAATAATATCCATCGCTGACTTCACATTTTTGTATGATACTAACGGACGATATTTTTTCAGATACTTTATTTAAGTTTCCTATATCTTCCTTTAGCTGATTTTCTGCCCCCTTTGCCCGGGTGGCTTCTGCAACAATGTCATCACTTACGCCCCGGATCGCGTCACCTGTGGCTTTTGCATCGGCAGCTTCGCCCTCGTGGGTGAGGGTGGCGTCCAGTGCAACGGCAGGGCCGGTCTCGCCTTTAGGGCCTTGCGGGCCAGTGTCACCTTTCTCGCCTTTGAAATCACCAGCGGCAATGCCGTTCTTGAGCTCCTGCAGACTGCCAGCGGCTTCCTGAGCGCTCTGGCTGGCACTGCCCGCACTGGTGACTGCTTCACTGGCGGCCGTCTGTGCATCGGTCTTGGCCTGCTCTGCGGCGGTGGCAACGGTGTGCACGACATCCACCAGCTGTTGCCATGCAGGGGTTCCCGGCTCTGGCATGGTGCCATCCTCTGTGCCGCTGTTGGCGCTGACACGATACCGCAGGTCTGCGCTGGTAACGGTCTTTGTGCCGTCGCTGCCCTCAAAGGTGATACAGCCATTGCCGGGCTGTGCGGTCACGCTGGCGGGCACGGCCACATAGCCGTCCGCCACCAGCGAGGATGCCGGGTCTTTGCCGTCCGGGACGTGCCAGAACGCCCGAATAGTCAGCCCTTCCCACTCGCCAGTGGCGCTGACGGCAAGGCGGTACACGCCCCGGTTCTTGGTGTAGCCAAAGCGCACCAGCTGCTCATAGCCCGGCACTTTGACGACGCCATTGGATGCGAGAGATACGCTTAGCTCAATCATAGATTACCCCTTGTTGATGGTAGGTTTCTTCTCTGCCAGTGCCTTTTTCATCATGCTGACGGCCTTTTCAATCACGCTGTCCAGCACTTCATCGGTGATGAAAGGCTTCAGCCAGTCCGGCAGTGCGCCGCGCAGCGCGGCAAAGACCTGTGCCTTTTTCTTGGCACCCTGACCGCTGCCCATGATGCTGTCCTCAGCGATGGTCACGAGCTCCAGCGCCCACTGCTTGACGTACTGCTTGTAACCCAGTCGGATGGCACCCACTGCCAGCGCGGCAAAGCCAATGACCATCAGTACCAGTGCGATAGGTGCGGGGATAAAGTTAAGCATTGCTTCCATGTTTTGTTACTCCTTCCATCAGGTAGTTATCAATTTTTGCTTTGCTTGCTTGCATTGCTGCTACGTTGTTTCCGGTCAGCTGCGATTCAAGCAAAGCACGAACGGCTTCAAGGGTAAGGCGGTTCACCTCGTCAATTTCTGTAAATCGTCCGAGGTCGCGGGTCAGGGCTGCACCATGCTGCAGCTGTCCCCGCTCGATAGCGCTGATGCGCCTGTCCATCTCGTCCAGTCGCTTATTTTGCGCCGCGTCCGGCTCTTTGGCTTTTTTGAGGTATTTGTGGATGATGTCCAGCACCTTGTCCAGTGTGATCGCACCGGCGCACAGGCTGCCCAGGATGCCAAGCACCCAAAGCAAAGCTTCTTTTTCAGTCATTTACCCTCCCGGAGACGGGTCAGACCCTTCTTGCGGATGATACGGGGGTAGTTGAGGGTGGTCACATTGAGGTCTACGTTGCCGGAGATGCCCGGAACAGCACCCTTGCTGGTGTGCTGGTGGGCGTTGTAGTTAAACGTCACGTTGGGCGTCTTGCCGGTGTAGTCGGCAAGCCAGACGTCCCACCGAGAGGACAGCCGAGCCATATCCAGTTCGTATTTGTAGCCGGTGTATGTGTAGAGCTGGGCATAAAAACCCATCCGCTCCACCTGTTCTAGCGCGTATGCGGTGAGGTTTGTGAGGTCGAGGGTGCTCATGGGCTTGAGCTTGTTTTCCTCCACGTCCACCGCCACCGGCAAAGTCAGCTCCTTGCCGTACACCGCCTGCCGCAGCAGGGCAAGCTCTGCATCTGCCATCGCCTCGCTGGTGGCGTAGGTGTAGTAGTAGACGCCAACGTCCAGCCCTGCCGCTTTGGCGTTGCGGTAATTTTCCTCAAAGGTGGGGTCGATGTACAGACCGTCCGCCCGCTTGGAGAGCTTGCGGTTGGTGCTCACGGTCTTGAGCATCGCTCCCTTGTAACCCGCCGCTATCACCTGCGCCCAGTCGATCGCACCCTGATAGCGGCTCACGTCAATGTACCGGTATGGCGGGTCGCCCTCCCAGCCGGTGACGGCCTCCTCAACAGGAGGCTCTCTTGGTTTTTCCGGCGCAGGACTTTCACTGTCCCCGCCGAAGAGCACCTTCAACAGCCCCACCAGAAATTCCAAAAGTTTTTCCATCGCTTACTCCTCCTGTACGATCTCCTCAAAGCCGCTCTTGATAAGAATCGCCTTGACCTTCTCCTTCAGCAAGCGGGGGCAGCGCTCATACAGCGCCTTTGCTTCCTCCGCGCTCTCTGCGAACATGATCTCCTGTGCCCATAGTTTAGCCATCATAAGTGCCATCCTTTCTAATTTTTGTGTGATTCGTTTAAGCATACACAATCTCCGACATTTCCATCAGACATTGCTTAAGCATCTCGTTTTCTTTTTGCAGTGCCGCCACCGTTTCCGGCAGCTTCTCCCGGGCTTCGGCCTTCTTGCGCGCTTCTTCCTGCGCGGCCAGCTCTTCGGCGGTGTAGCGGACGTACTTCTGGATGGGCACCTGTTCCACCCATTCCTCCTGCGCCTTTACGCCGGGGCGGTCAACGACCTTCTGCACATCCTTGCCGCCGTTGGGGTACTCAGTCACGGTCTCCCAGTGCCACTGCTCCTCCACGCCCTCTACGGCGGGGTGCTCCACTGGCTCGGTGTCGTCCACCAGATACCCAAGCGTCAGGTCAGGGTTTTCAATGGCTGCACCGTTCTCGTCAATGATCTTCATGGTTCAAAACCTCCTTTCTCAGGCCACGCGCCGCCAGATGTGCACATAATAGGCTGGTGGCTGCACGGTATCGCTTGAACCGTAAATCGAATTCGAGCGGGAAGCATCAAAAGAAATATCATATGCCGACCCTTCATATCCAGCATATCCACAAAAAGGAGAGCTAACCTCTGTAACTGCCAAAGCACCTATTGACGATATGGCGTTTTTATTACCGCGAAATGGTGATGTTTTACCGTTATTTGAGGTTTCGCTTAAACTACCTGCAATGTTTGGCAGACCGGCTTTTACCGTGGTGCCTGCTGCGTGGGCGTAGGACGCACCCATCAGCACCCGGTTCTGCGCGATCTCCTGCCATGTACCTCCAAACAGTGCGGCGGGGCTGGTGGGGTCGGTGCTCTGGTAGATGCTGCCCACCGGATGGTCTGCAAGCTTTTGCGCTTCAAGAAGCCTGTTTACTTGTTCCCGTGTGTAGTAGTCGGATAAATCAGCTTTTTGCACGCTGTCCTTCCACGCGCCCGTGTCGCTGTCCCACGTCCAGATGGTGTCGGTCGTGCCGACCACTGCCCACCAGCCGTTTTCGCCCACCGGCACAGCAGTCTTGAGGGCTTCCGGCGTGGCGTACCAGCCCTGTGCACCGATGGTGATAGTGCGCACCTGCTCAAAATACTCTTTGGTCCCTTGCAGGTTTTTGGCAGACTCCGTCTCGGACACTTTCGCATTTTTTTCGCTCTTCGCTGCATTTGACGCACTCGTGACTGCTTTGTCAGAGTATTCTTTCAAATCGACCTTAACAGCGTTCGCAGCATTTGCAGCCGCTTGTTCTGCTTTAGCCTTTTCGGATGCAGCAGCATGCGCTGCCGAAACGGCTTCTTCCTTTGCGTTAATTGCGCCTGCAACGGTACTCAGTTCGTTTAAAGTGGATGCATTGATTGGCGTTCCTTCTTTCGTCGGCTCGTCATTTCGGATAAGAGTGACAATTTCAGACGTTCCATCCGATTTTGCCATTGTCCACCGACCCGGATATTTCGCCACACGGTCTTCAAAAACCATATTGTCCATCTCCTGTCATGTATTCGCCGGAAAACGTAACGTATGTTTTAGCAAGCGTTTCAATGTCGAACAAAATTTGCTCGATTTGATTCATCGTTGAAAAATCGAGTTTGTTCATGCTTTCTGGCGTATCTGCAATACCAGATGGGCCAGAGCATTTAGCGCGAATGGAGTTGATGTTAGAAAGCCAACGTGTTGCATCGGAGACTTTCATATATCCATCGACTGTCCAATCAGCCCGAACAGAAACAGACGCGCCAACAATGGAGCCAAGCTCTTGAATACCAGATTCTATACGGTTAAAATCTGTATAGCTTAAAGCGCCCTTCATTCCGGCAAGCCATTCCGATTGTTCGGCTTTTGTCCACGTGCCTGTTCTCGCCTTTGCGGTAATTTCTTTCACACGGTCAACATCTGATTGCGTTCGGTCTGTAATCCAACGAGCCATAAATTATTCTTCCTCAACTCTGTTTTGATACCCAATAGGCAAATTGCTCGGAACGGTAAACATGTAATGATAACACTTATAGTTTGCGTCGCCAGAACCGATACAGTCATAAAAAAATAATTCTTCTTCGTCATTAGAATTACCAAGATGCGCTTTGTCCCAATACCTTGAAACAACAATAGAACGATAATAAATATTTCCAACAGAAGGACCCATGCCAAAATATTCAAGATGGGTAACGGGAGTTCTCGTCCACTGCTGATACGGGATGTAGCTGCTTCCTTCAGTAAAAAAAGGATTTCTCAGAAGTTCTTTTGCTGTAGGGAGCGGGCTTCCTTCTACGTTGCATCCATAACCCCAAATTTCGTTAATAGAACTATCGTTATCAGGAAATCCATAGTATATTTCTTTTGCGGAAGGTAAAAATATACTGCGAGATAGAGTAGACACAGCAGAAGGTACGTACTCGTTAGAATTATTTTTTTTGAACGCGGGAGTATAATAAAAAGTAGTTTTGCCGATTTTTTTCTGCATAAAATCAGAAAAAGAATTTTTTACGTTTCCGTTTAATAAGGCATCAATACTGCTGGTCGAATACTCTGCGGGAGTTGTCATTTTACTATCCCACGCAATGTTTTCTGTTTTCGCGTCTTTAAGAGCAAGAAGCGTTCTTCCTTTACCATTTAATTCCGGTTCGTAATTATGTTTTGAGACAAGAAAAGCAGTGTAAACGCCAGCGACGGAGATGTAAACGGTATCGCCTTCTTTGAGGTTGGAAATCTCATCCGCAATCGTAGTAGCGTTGCAAGAAGCGGAAAGGCTTGCGACTGTAGCCGTAATCGTTGCCTTTCCACTGTGTAAATACGTGACGTTGCAGACAGATACACCGCGTTCGTTCTTGATGACATTCAGTTCAACGATACCAGCGGGAGATGCATTCCAAATAATAACAGGGGAATCGGCAGACGCAGGGGTAAGCGTTGCAGTGAGCGTAATCGTATCGGTAGGATGCAAGTAAATTTCAGAAGCATCGATTTGCAACGAATCAACATCTTCAATCATATACCCGGTAACGGAGCCCTTGAAGCTACCATTAAAGGTATAAGAAACGTCCGTAATCAACAAGTTAGAAGAATATCCAAACTGATGATTGAGCTTGACAAAATCAAGAGCATCGTTGTGTGGGCTGGCACGATAAGACAGGGTGGCTTTTCGACGGTTAGAAAGCACTTTATAACTTTCAGTTAGAACATTTTTGGGCTGGGAGACAATGGAAGAAGAAATAAGTGCATTGTTCACACTTTGCGTAACGCCATCGCCCGTAGCGCCGTTCGGATATAACGATGAAGCTCCATTTAGAGAGTAAGAGATGTTTTTTAACTTATTAGAAAAAGTGATTTCCGGATACTGATAATCATTGATTTCGGTGATTTCGTAAATGTCGGACTTGTTTTCAGGAAGGTACGGAACTCGGTCAATCCGAATCTCACCGTTTCTTGTCTGATACAAAGCCATACCGGCTGCGTTAGCAGAAAGCTGTAGCACATCAGCGTTTTTATACGAAGAATTTTCGTTACTAAAATCAGTTGTATAATCCTTCAAAGATCCATTGATGTAATAGCTGATACCGGAAACATCAAGAAGTTCCAAAGCGTCATAACACATTTCGTATAAAGTTCCGCTTTTTCTTCCGGTGTATGGTGAATCGATTAAAAACGCCAAAGCATCGCGAGCTTCAAAGGAAGCGGTAATGCCATTAGAAGGAATACTCCAACTGGAAAGGTAAAACTTTCCACCGTTAATCCATTCGGTCTGTCCGTCCAAGTCCATGCCATACTTTACAAAAACAGCTTGGCGTTCATACAAATACTTGTAGAGACCGTCAGGGTTGATAGGATTCCATTTTTGGTCGCTGTTATCAATGGAAAAAGAAATTGAATCCTTAGAAAGCTGGCCAGAAATTGGATCGCGTTTTGATTTATGGGAATACGACAGAAGGTCTGTTTTGCTAAATCTCACACGCTGCCCAAATTCCACTTGTGAGATACGAGCTCTTCGGTTTGGAATACACCATTCAAGAATTTCAATAATAACCGAATCATAATTGGAAATCTCAAATTCAATTGAAGTTTCGGTGGAATCGTTGTTGTCAATTTGCTTTTCCAAAAGAAGAGCGGTTCCTTTGTAAGCGGAAACTTTAAATGATTTTGCCCATTCATTTAAAATTTCAGACCAAACGATTGTCAGGCCCGGTATTTTTTCTTCGTGGATTTTACTAAAAGAAAATGTGATGGTTGGATGATTGGAGCTTGATACGCATTCACCGCTTACATAGCCGCATTCTTGATACGGTTCAGAATTCGGGACGATACCAAGGCTTCCATCTAAAACCCAAAAATTAGTTTCAGCAGTCGCATAATTTCCGGAAACGGAAGTGTCGAGATCGGTGATGGATGCCACGTTGCTAAACACGGTTTGCGAACCTGAACTTGCAATAGCGTCCGTTTGTGCCGCATCATCAGCTGCATGATAAGTAATCTGAATAAAAGTTTCGGGTACAAGCGTATTATTATATTGCGAAAGCCACTTATCAGACGGCTTTACAGACATATAAAATCACCACCTTTAGACCTCAACAAGGCTCAAAGAACAATCCGTCCAGCCCATCACGTTTCCGGTGTTTGGGCCCCTTCGCCACATTCCGGCTGTTCGGTCGGAAACATACATCTGACGTGTGGAATAAGAAGCTGTTGCTTGATTATAAAATCGTACCGTACAATAAAAGTTTGTAGTGAATGGGCCGATAACGGAAGCCCATTGTTTTGCGGTAAGGTAGTTCCACTTGAGGGCCACTTTTGCAACGTCATGCCGAACCACAGAGCCGACAACCTTACCTTGCACATTGCGGCCAGAATCAACGATGGTTGAAGTTGTTGCGCTATAAGAAGAAGGTTCTGGCAAATCTACGCCGTTCACTGATACAAGAGCTTGCATAATTCACCGTCCCTTCCTTAATAGCTATACACTTCCGTGCCCATGATTTGCACGCCACGGTCGGCCTGCTGCTTTTCGACCGAAGCAGTAATCTGCTTTCCGTCAATAAACAGCCTGACTTCCTTACCGCCGGTAATTTCGTCACCATAGCGCTGGAAAATATCAAGAAACGCATTATAGCAGCCGTTGTAAACCGCGCCTTGCAGGTCGGAAGAACTTGTTGACCCGGATGATGTATTGCCGTAGTATCCATTTGCAGAAGTGGTGGAACCTGTAGAAGCATCGTATTCAGGAGTTCCTACGTAGGAAGAATTATCAGTTGAATATTTGCCGCCAAGGTTGCTCACAATGCCCGCAATCGCAGCACCTAAAGCAATTGCGGCTGCGCCCACAATAAGTGCTACAGGAATGCCGAAAACTGTAGACGAAAGCGCGCCGGCAATAGAAGTAAGGAGGCCAACAAACGCAGAGCCGACACTTCCAATCAAGCCGCCCATTGCAGCAAAAATTTCAGGAAAAGAGCTTACAAGGCCACCGAAAAGGCCTTGACTGATTGCAGTGCCAGTAGTGGCTAAAGGCACCTTCAATGCGCTAATTGATGCAGAAATCGTAGTTCCAAGATTGGAAACGCTCTTTACGATTTTTCCAAAATTGCTTGTTATGCCGCTCCAGATAACCTTGCCAACTTTTAACGCTTCGTTAAACAGGGTTTTAGATGCGTCCTTTAAAACGCCGGAAATATTGGAAATAAAGCTTTGTGCGTATGCTTTTACCTGATTTCGGTTGCCTTCTCCCATCGCCTGCCAGATAATAGCAGCGGCAGTTGTACCAATTGTTTTTAAGTCGCCGTTCTGCACAGCATTCCAAAGATTCTGCACTGTGCCGAAGAAGTCATTCTGCAAGCCGGAATCAAGTTCTTGCCACTTGCTGTCCAGACCATTGAAGAAACCATCAACAAAATTCGTTGCGGTGGTCGCACCATAGTCAATCATCTCGTTGCCCTTCTGCTGAACAACGTTTGCCAGATTGGTCATAGCTTGTTCGACGTAAGGAAGTGCTGCAGTGATACCGTTTGCAAGGCCTTGGTCAATAAATTTACCAAAGCGCTCAAATAGAGCAGAGGGAGAGTGAATTTCAGTATCGGTCGTGAACTTGTCAATGATAGCTTTTGCAAGATTTGCCGCAGCGCCTTTTGCGGTTTCAATGCCGCTTTTGATACCATTTACGAGGCCCTGCCAAATGTTTTTGCCTGCTTCAAACATTTTGGAAGGAAGAGAAGCAATAGCATTTGCAACGGCTGTTACCATATCGGAAGCAGCTTTTGCGGCATCTTTTGCCCACGTTTTGATATCATCGATAAATCCACGAACAGCTCTCGCACCGTTTTCGACGTGTTCATCGAGATGTACGAACCATGTAACAACATCCTTTACCCAATTGATAAGGTCAGCAAAACCAAGAACCGCCTTTTCGATGAAGTTACCGTTCATCTGAATATCAAGACGTTCGGTTTCACTTACTCCATTGGTAATCCATCCGACAAACACTCCGATATCGTGAATCAGCTGAGCAATGCCCATGACGGCATTCTCGATGAAGTTACCGTTCATTTGTAAGTCAAGCCTATCAGTTTCGGAAACACCGTTCTGAATCCATCCAATAAAAATTGCGAAATCATTGATAAGGTTTCCGATGGCTGTAATTGCGTTACCTACAAAATCAGCAACTTTTTCGCCCATAGACTTGAAAGCATTGAACCAGTCCGTTTCCATCTCAAAAGCTTCTTTTTGACTTTCGCTACCAAGACCACGAACTGCAACAGTGATAGCTTCAAAACCAAGAACAGCAAGACCGGCTACAGGATGACCGCTAACAATAAGACCGATGCCCATAAGTGTTGTAATTAAATCACCAACATCAAGATCAAGGTCTTTTACAACGTCAGAGATTGTTTTGAACGCAGAAGAAATGCCCTCCTGCCAACTTTCTGGAATGAGATTCCAGATTACTTGCTTTAAGTTAGAAAAAGATTCTTTCAGGTATTTGATGGATTCTCCGAGTTTTCCATCTGTGAGTGATATATTCCAACCCTGCCTAAGCCCTTCCGCAGCAAGGTAAATCATAGCTCGAACACGTTCAAGGCCTTTTCGGAACGCCTCACTGTTTTGGTACAGGTCAACAAAACGAGCAACCATAATGCCAACAGCGACAGCTGCTCCCATAATGGGAGACTTCCAAAGCTTGAGAATTCCTTCAATTAAAGAGCCATCGCCTTTGATTTTATTGAGAGCTTCAAGCAAAGCGTTGCCAATAGCCCACGTTGCAAATCCGGCAGAAATACCAGCAATCAATGGCGCAAGCTTTTCCAGCTTTGCCTTGATTTCGTCCACGGAGTTGCCAACATAGTTCTTGAACATATCGTAGCCGGACAGGTCTACGTCACCCAAGATGTTGCCGGCAGATGCACCGCCGCCAGAGCCGGAGCTTCCCTGTGTAGGGTCAATGATGTTCAGTTCATCAAAGCCCATCGTGTAGTCCTTGAGGGCTTTTGCGGCTTTCTTTGTCGAATCGGTTGTGTCATCCATTGCGTCACCAATGCCACCAACACTGTCAGCGCTCTTGGTGAAATCAGTGAACACGACCTTCACGCCCATCAGCTTTGCAACCCACTGGACAAATTCTCGGATAAGTTGGACGGCTGCAATCAGCGGGGGAAGAATGGATTTCATGGCAGGGTAGAGCAGAGAGCCAACAGACTTCGCCAACATATCCAACTGCGCTTTCAGAATCTTAATCTGGTTCGCAGGGCTTTGGATGGTCTGTGCAAGGTTGCCCTGCACGTTAGCGGTTTGCTTCATAATGGCAATGTAACGCAAAACTGCCTTATCTGCCTGAGACAAACTAGAAACTTGCTTGTTAAAACCCAAGGCCAAAAGTTCCTGCTGCAACCGCGCCTGAGACAGGTCAACGCCCAAACGGCGAATAGGCTCAATCTCGCCAGAGATTGCGGAAGACATTGCGGTAAAGGTTTCTGCAACGTCCTTGTTCCAATAGGAACCTTCGTCATAGGCAAGCTGAGTCAGATTCTTGGAAAGAATGTATGCTTTGTCGCTGGTCAGACCAAACGAAGTACCCAAGCTCTGAATGGTAGCCATGTAGGTCATCGCTTTGGTCGGGTCAACGCCAAGTAAGCCCTGCATCTTGCTAATGAGCGTATCAGCTTCACCGCTCAAATTGCCCATAGCATTATGGAACAGATCTGTTGCTTCATAGAAGTCATTAAACTTCGCAACAGCGTTTCCAAGATACTCAGCGATAGCTTTCAACGAAACCAGCTTTGCCATGTTCCGCATAAAGCCGTTCATCTGATTGGACAGACTGAGATAGCTCTTGCGCTGCTTTTCGTTGGCAGCAGTCACACGGTTAGCCTGTGTAACCACCTTGCTCAACTGCGGAGGGAGCTTTGCAAAAGCGTTGCCTACTTTGTCAAGCTGAGATGCAAGAGGAGTAAGGGCAGTAGAAATCTTCTGGCAAGAGCTTGCAAAGGAATCAAGGTCAGTCGCTTTCAGCTTGTCGGTCAGGTCGGGAACCTTCCCGATCGCATTGAAAGCACTGCCAAGAGCTTTAAGATTTGATGCATCCAGAATGGACAGCGGAGCCAAAGCGTTAGTGAGCTGAGTAATGCTTCCAGACATGGAGTAAAAGTCCACGCCGTTCAAGCCAGACACAGCCGCAGGAATCTTCTTGATTGCGTTCACAACCGTGTTGATACTTTTTGCGCTTGCGGTCGTGTTGTCGTTGGAAAGTCCATTTAGAAAGCTGGTGATTTTGTCCAGCCCAGACATTCCAGCGGATGCCTGTTTCAGCGTTGCAATGGAACCAGCCAGCTTATCAAGGCTATTTACAACCTTTGTGACGTTGCCTTTCGTCCGCAAATTAGAAATGGCGGTAGCGAGCTTGTCGATATTAAGCTCTGCGCCCTGCGATTCCGCAGAAATCTCTACGGATAAGCTCGTAATATCAACATCAGCCATCACTACCACCATCACTTTCCATCATAGAGAACATCATTCTCTTGATTCGCTCCTGCGCCTCAACTGCGCGTTGGTATTCATATTCGTCTTTCTCCTTTTGAGTAAGGGGAATCGGTCTATCCATGTACTTGATGGGCTTAGACCCTTTCTTTCGGAACATATTGCCAACCGTAGAGGAAAGCGCAGATGCCATGTAAAAGCCATTTCTCCATGCTTCTGTGTTGGCTCTGCGTTCCCGTAGTTCCTCTGCGTCACGGTAGACCTTTGCCAGCCAGACATCACCGTGCCAGAACTGGTCGTATGTCATGCCAATGGAGATGTAATAGGCTTCTACATCGTGGAACAGCTTAGAGAAGGAGAATGGCTCCCCCTCTCCGTCTGTTTCTTGAGATTGTGCAGTTACACAATCTCCCACGTTGCGTTTTTTGCAGTCTTGTCCTCAGTGTCAGTTGCCAGCAGAGACTTGGAAGCGTCCATGAACATTTCAAGCAGAACGCCCATCAGGTCTTCCTTATCCTCGATGTGCTGGAACATCTCGTCCACGACCTTGCGTTTGATGCCCTTGTTCCGTGCGATGAAAGCGCCGTAGAACAGGGCACGAGAGTTAGACAGCAGATTGGTCATCTGGGTGTACTGGCCAATCTGAAAACCTGCACGTTCGGTAGCTTCCACGCTGTCACGGGTGAAAGTCAGTTCATAAGTGTTCTTGCCATCGGGGGAATGAAAGTTAATAACCTTAGCAGCCATAATAAATGCTCTCCTTTATAAATAGGAGCAGAACCAAATCCGTTGTTCAGTTCTGCCCGGTTTGATTGATTCGATTTTTGCGGTTTAGCCGCCAGTGACAGTCAGGGTCTCGTTGAACTCAGGCTTCTTGGTGAAGATGCAGTTGATGGTCATTTCCACAACCTCGTCCACGCCAAAGCCGGACAAGCCAACCTGATGCATACCCTGCCAAGTGAAGCCGGAGCCGTCCTGCATCTTCAGGGCGTAGTACTTCACGGCGTTGCTCTCGGAAGTCTCATCGTAGCCAGCTTCCTTGACCTTCTTGTAGTCAGTCTTGTTGTAGTTGGCGGTGAAAGACTTGGTGTCACTCTGGATAATGCCGAAGATGTTGACCTGCATAGGGTCAGACAGAGTAGTGGCATCCAAAAGGTTAGGCTCGGAGATCAGGTCGGGCACATCCTTGATGTCGCACAGCTTCGTCAGAGCGGTTGCGCTGTCGCCACAGTAAAGGGTGGTATTCAGACCGGAGATAGCAGTGCTCATAGAATGTTTACCTCCTTAGTTTCGGTAAATCATTCCGTCCTCTCCGATTGTTGCCCCGTAGCTGCAATCAATCCGATAGACGGAATTGTTGTACAGCCCATTCAACGGGGCAAACGACTTGCGATAAAATTTAAGCGGTTCAAGAACAGAATCCACGATGCCAACAATGGAACGTGCTTCTGCAATGCGTCCGGTGTTCTTGTTAGAGTAGACCCGCACACGCAGGGAAACAGCGGCGTACTTGCTGTGACCAGCAGAATCAATGTGCACAGGAAGATTGTTGTTTTCCTCTATCTGCACACACGGAAACTTCTTGACATTGCTGTCATTGATTTCACCAGTAACAAAGATGCCGGGAACTTGCTTTTGCAGCTCCTTAGCAACGGCCGTGAAGATAGAATTGAAATAATCAATCAACTATTCCAAACCTCCCTCCACGTTGCTTCGACCTGAGAAGCCATTTCCTCAACAGCCCCCCACATAGCCATAGCTGGCTCGTTGCCGTCGGTGTAATTCAACTGACCTTTGCCGTCCACTTCCTTAACAGGAGTGCCAGCATTGCCAGATTCACCGTAGTAGTACCAGCGCTTGTGCTGTCCGTTGCCTTTTCCGTATGTTCCGTGTTCACCAACGCCGTCAGGAAGTTCACCGCCATAAGCAGAGTGCATAACGCCAGTGCCAAACTCGATGAACGCAACTGCCTTTCCGTGCGCTACGATTGCAAAGCCATTTGGCGTTTGTACCGGGTCGTGCTCAACTGTTACGTCATTGTCGCCAGCATACTGTGCGTTAGCAAACCGTACAGTCGCAACGTCAATGCCTTTTTGCGCTAGCGCCTTTGCAAATTCCTGCGCCTTTTTGTTCAGGGTGGTCTTGTACTCCTGTATCTGACGTTCCGCATCACGAAGTCCGGCATCGCTCAACCTCACTTTAATTTTCACTTGCAGCCACCTCTTTCAGCGCATACAGCGTATCCGTGATATGCTCTGCGACCTTGACCACAGTGTAATTGAATGGCTTTGAAACGTCTGTCTGAAACCAGACGTGCGTACCTTCATAAAGCGGTGTGTTGCGCTTTTTGCTGGACGAACTAACAACGTAGCTGTAATCCGTGAACGCTCCAAAAGGGTTTGCTTCCGCAGAACCAGTAGGAGGACTGACATTCAGCATCAGCTTTGCGGGTTCGCTCCACGATTCGTATGCGGATTCGCCAGTCTCGTTTCCCCACTCGTCCACAACAGGCGTTTTTTCGCCAACAGGGTTCGAATACCACAGCGGGCGTTTATCCAGCGGGCTTCCATTGAACATCAGCCGATAACACCTACTCTCGGAACCACTTCATTTAGCAGGGATTGTGCCACATCGGAGCTTTCCCACACACGAGTAATGCCGTTGTTGGTGTAGCTCGTCTGTCCGTTTGCGCCGATGTGGTTATACAGTTCCGCTGCAATGCGTATCTGCAACGACTGATACTGCAAGGGCAGCTCGTCCGGTCTGTTGCCGAAGGGGTAGCCCTGTGCAAATATCTTGTCTTTGGCGAAATCAAGCAGCAGGTCGAAGAGTGGGTAGTCCTCGTCCGTGATTTCACGGTCAAGCGCAGGGGAGATGTACTGCCCCAGTTTGACTGCCACTTCGGAATACTGATCTCCCATGCTGCTTTCCTCCTTTCGCCTTAGTAAGCCTTGATGCAGTACACAGCGTCCATGCGCTCAAAGGACGGCAGGACGATTTCAGAAGCATAGACGTTGGCGTTGACCGGATGAATGGTCAGCTCAGTAGTAATGGCAACGCCAGTGTTCACGATGGACACGGATGCGCCGGACTGACCAGACAGCAGGTCTGCTTCCTCAGGGGTAGTGCCGTACCAAGTGCTGCCCAGAGCGCCGGAAGGAGCAACGACCACCATGCCATCGGGCAGGTACTTTTCGCTTGCACTGTACTGGTCTGCCTTGAACATCTTGTCATACAGATGGATGGTCAGCCCAGTTGCGGACTCGATAATCTGCCGTGCTTCGGCATCCAGCAGAACAGCGTTTGCCTTTGCGGTGACGGTCATGAACCGATTCTTCACCTCGTCCGCAGCAATCATGTTGCGGAAGGTGGCGGTGTTCATGTACACTTCGGTCACGACCTCGCCAACGCTTGCCAGAACAGCATCCTTTGCGGCGTTCAGGTCAGCAATGGGGGTGGCGGTGGCAACGTTCCACTTGGACTTTGCGACAGAGACTTCCTTGTAGTTGGTGGACTTCCAAGTGCCGTCCGGGTCGTAATTGTAGGTGTAGTTCACGCCGTTTGCCTTGATGGTGATGCCGGGAATGCCATTGGCAGGAGCCAGCAGCTGCCAAATCATGCGCTCAGGAACGATACGAGCGCCAGTGATAAGCTGTGCGGTGTCATCGTACAGACGGTTCATCACATCACGGGCATAGGGGTCGTTGCTGTCCAGAACACGCAGGATTTCCTGACGGTCTTTCTCGCCCAGATGGTAGCCCTCGCGGAAGAACGGCATCTCGGTCTCATCGAACTTGAAGCCCTCACGGGTGCGGAACGTAGCCTTTGCGTCAAATGCGCTGGGCATCAGGGAAACGCCAACGCCCTTGTGACCACGCAGCCACTTCAGGTCGAGACCGGCCTTCTTCTTGGCGGGAAACAGTGCATCAGATGCAAAGGGCATCGCATTGGTGGGGTCATTCGTCCAATAGGCGGCAATCGCAGCCGGGGCAAAGACTTCCTTAAGATTCAGTGCCATGTTGTTTTACCTCCTATTAAGCGTTCACGCTGATGTTGTCACGGCAGAAGATGCCAGGAATGGCAGTCTTGAGCGCAGTAATCGTATCAGAATCATAGGTGAAGCCAGAGCTTGCGGTAGCCTTTTTGGTGTCGATAACGCCACGAATCAGCAGGGAAGCATTGGGGTTCTCTGCCGGGTCAACGTCATACAACAGAATGCCGTCTGCGGTGGCAGAAGTTGCCTTCTTGCCAGCCAGCGTCATGGGATAGCCAGCCTTAACCGCAGCAGCTTCGGTCACGGTAAAGGGGATGGCGGTGTAGTCATTGGAAGCAAGGATGGTATCGTTGATTCCGTTGACCGTGTTTCGGGTAAACTTCATGTTTTCCTCCTTGTTAATGGAAAGCACTCATTGCGTCACTCGATGCCTTAGAAGTATTTGCGTTCTGCTGTGCAAGGCTCTTAGCGAACGCCACGCCCTCACTGTCAGAGCTGCTCTTACCATCCGCACCCGGAGGCGTGGGCATATCCTTCAGCAGAGAAGCCTTGTATGCGGTGTCATGGGCGGTCATAAACTCCGACTGGAACTTAAACACCTTGTCCATGTCGCCGTCAGCCAGCGCAGATGCAGCCTTGCCAGCCAGTTCAGCGTCATAACCCTGTGCAACGAACTTCTCACGGTAAGATGCAAGGGTCTTTTCCTTGACGAGGTTTTCCTTGTCGGCAGTCAGGGCTTCAATCTGCTTCTGCATCTCTGCCAGCTTGTCAGCCTGTTCCTGTGCGGCGTTCTCGTCATCGGTACGCTTTGCTTTGAGCTGCTTCTTGTACTCGGCTGCTTCGCCGTTTGCTTTTGTCACGGCGTTGCGCAGCCTCTCGACCTCTGCGTTAGGGTCTGCAACCTTTTCCAGCGCAGAAATGATTTCATCGGCGGTCATGCCCTCTTTGTAGGCATCACCAAGCAGCACATTGAGTTTCATATCGTTAATTTCCTCCTGCGTTTTTTTACCGTTGCTTCCCTGCAACGCTGCGAAATTTGTATCCCGGCTTCCCTGCCGGAATATATCAGCCCGCTTGTGCGGATTGATTTCGATTGAATTTAGCAAAAACATTGAACTTATTTCGTACTCATTAACGAAAACAGGGTATTTCTGTTAATGAGTTCAACTTTTCAAGCTCAAAAAGTTCAATTCGTTCCGATTTTGTTGACGTTAACAAAATCGTCAGACCGTTCTGTGTTCCCGACATTCGTGTCGGGAGCATCCTGTTTAAGCTGTTCCTGCGGCTTCGGCGCTTTCCCGTCCTTGCCTAGTTTGCCAGCGGCAATCAAGAACGGTTTGCTCATTTCGTAAGCAGCCTGCGGGTCAGGGAACAAACCGGGCGTAGTAAACGCCAACTGCGGGTCAATGCTCTGGCCGAGCATCTGTGCGAAAATCTGAACCTTGCTCTGCTGGTTATCGTACTGACGGCGTGGCAGCTTGATATTGATGTCACTTGCCATTAGCTTAGAACCAGCCGTGTCACGCAGGATTTTCAGCATCACAGACAGGCTTTGGCGTTCCGAGAACTTGAACATATTCTCGTACTGCTGCGCCCTTGCTTCTGTGTGATTCCAGCCGTTGCGGACGATAACTGCGCCCACGTTGTCGGATGTTGCGTTCTCGCTACCAGTGGCACTAGGCATGGCAGTCAGACTACGGTATACGTTCAACATGGAATCAAGCAGGGTCTGGCTCTGCTGCTGGTCAAGCTCGTTTGCAATCTGTGAGACGGAAGCGGGCAGACCAGAAGTGGATTTCAGGCACATTGCGCCAAGTTCCTTCACTTGGTCGAGAGCATCCTTGTCCACAAGACAGTTCGTAAACACCATGATGGACTGGATGAACTGTGCCACACCGTCCAGACGGTTGCTTTCAAGGTCGTTAATGGCATCCAGCACAGGGATAGCCGGTTCAAACAAACCCATTCGCTCCGGGTTCAGCTTGTATTCGACCATCGGCAACATTCCCAGAGAATGGTTTTCCGATTTCGTAACCTTGCCGTTGTCAATTTCAAAGTACTGGTTTGGCGTATACACGCAAATCAGGTCGTTCAAGTCGTTCTGATAATTGCGTGGGATGTGCAGCACGTTGGCAATGGGCTTGTGACCGATGCCGGAATTGTAAATCACATACGCCATATCGGGGTCGGGAACGTCCACCAGCAGGGGCGTTTCGTCCGGGTAGTTGCCGTTGTACCCCTTGTCAGGGAGAACAATGCGATATCCCTGTCCGCACTCCAACATCCACTGCCAGAGCCGCCGATCAAGCGCATCCTTGCCCTCATACTGCAAGGCATTGGACAGGCGGGCAATTTCCTCACCGTCACCAGTTGCCGTTTCAGACCGCACATAAGAGCAGGGAGTGCCGCTCATGTACCCTGTGTAGAAGCCCACGCACTCGTTGGCATGGTTCTCTACAATGCGGTTGGTGATTTCAGCGTGGTATTCTTTCGTGCGGTGGAGGACAGGCTGGCTACCCAAGTAGTAGTTGTGCAGAAAGCGAATCTCGTTCTTGTTCAGCAGATGAATAGGCTCTGCCTTGCCCATGACCACTTTCAGCACGTTCGCCCGATTGATTTCCGTCTCCGGCGTTTCAATCGGTCTACGTCCGGTCAGCGGATTATTCAAAAAGCCGTCAACGACTATCTGATACTCAGCCATGCGTTCCTCCTTTCCGGCAAAATAAAAAGCGCAGCAAGACAAACCTGTTAAGGTCTATCTCACTGCGCTTACAACTGCGCTTCAAAAGCTATTCAGTTTTTAAATTTTGATACGGAGACCCATGTATCTTTTGGAAGGTTGGAATCTCCAATTGTAATCCAATGGCAAAGAGGGCACAGAAGGGAGAACTTACCTTCCACTTCGCCAAGATAACGCCCACAATCGCAAGGATTGCCGTTTGCGTCTTTTCGAGGACGCTTGCATCTGACTTTTGCTACCATCTGTGCTCCTTTCGTTGGATTTCTGGAAACAGGCTGTTGAGCACAGACCTGTCAGAAGCTACTGGGAAACTGTTCGCACTTCCAGCCGTGCTATTCTTCGCCCGAAGAAAACCATTGCAGCCTTTACATTCAGTTGTCGGACAGACGTAAAACGGGTAAGCTGCAATTTTGGTGCTGCATAATGGATTTGAACCAATGTATGTCCGGTTATGAGCCGGATGCTCTAGCCTGACTGAGCTAATGCAACATAGAAACCCGGCTTGATTGGTTAACCGCTGCTCTTTGCAATGTCATGTCTAACCATTGCATCGAGAGCCGGGAGTAGCGGTGGAGGTTTTGGAGAATAAAGCCATGCAAAGCTAGGTAGTTGGTTGTGCTGCGTAACGGAATCGAACCGTTGCTTGCCAGCCATGGGGGAGACAGGCTGGCATTCCCCTTACAATTGGAAACGCAACATATAAAGCCCGGTGAAGGTGAAAGAGTGAGAAAACCTCCACCGGCGAAAGGAGGAATATGCTTGTTGACACGCACGCGAGTAAAATGACAAAACCCCGCGTGCAAGCTATTCCTTTAAGGGAAGCTGCAAAACTTCCTGCGTACATTATAAGCCTTGTCAAGTGGTGAAATCAAATAAATAGACCCAGCGAACACAATATATTGTGTTTTTAATCAAAAAGGCCTCTTGACAGGCTCGATTTTACTGATTCCGTTGTACAGTTCATCGGCAAGCTGAGCCAAACTATCCGGTGCATCATCGTGCGGAACTTTGCCAAGCTGCGTGAACATCGTCACCTGTTCCATGAATGCCTTGTACTCTTTCGACTGGTGCTTCTCGTCAAGGAAATAGAACCGTTTGATGTCCGGCGCATACTGGATGATTCTTGACAGCTTGCTTTGACCACTAGGCGCACGCTGGCTACGGACAGAGCAGTGATAGCCTTGTTGCCGAAGCTGGCTGTCCACAACATCACAATATTCGTCGCCGCCGTTGTTGGCTTCGCCACGCACTACGTTGATTTTATGCTGGATGATTTTGCCCACGACTTCCGGCCTTGTCACGGTCTTATCGCCATTATTGAACACAAGGTCTGGGATGAACACGGCGTCTCCATACACATAAGCGATAGGGCAAGCGGTGAAGTCACCGCCGCCCCATGCAATGTCCATGACCATGAGCTTGCGATCGGGCTCTCCGTCAGGCAGAACGCCGTTGAAATACCGAAGTTCATCGGCAGGGAACAACAGACCTTCACGCACATAGGGTTTGCCCATGTACTTTGCCCACCATGTTGCATCGTCAATGCTGGCTTTCATATCGGCATAGTAGGCATCATCAAATCCAACACCATAGTCATAATTGAAGTTGCTGTGTCCGTTCTCGTCTACCGCAGGAATCACCCGGAAACGGTACTTCGGGTTGTCTGCATACTGGTTCTGGATTCGTCCCAGAGGGTCAAGCACGTTCCAGCGTGTACCGACCATCAACTCTAATGCGCCTTGCTTCTTACGGTCTTTCAGCTGGTTCAGATAGGCATCGTACTTATTGTTCAAACGCTCAACGTTCAGGCTTTCCTCCAAGTCCTCAATTAAGTCATCGCTGTATAGAACGCCGCCCTCACCAATTTCAACAGCACCAGTCAGCGTACCACCGATGGAACGACAGGTCAGGGTGGGGAAGCGCTTCCTTCGGTTCAGGTCAACGCTTTCGTCTTTTGCGCTTTTGTCCACAAGCTGAACGTCAGGGAAGATTTTCCCCCAGTTGTAGGTCACAGGGTCTGTGATGATGGACAGCACTTCGCCGTAAAAGCCGTTGGTCAGCTTGTCGGAATGCCCGCTCATAACCGATGCAACGTCAGGGCGGTTGCCCATAAGCCATGTGATGAAGAAAATACACAGCGTACTCTTACCCACGCGAGCCGGAAGACTGACCCCCAAGAAATCTATCCGCTTATAGAACAAGTCCTCTAGGTCATCTGCCAGCACTTTCAGCACTCTGCGTCTGGGCTGATAGAACTTCTTCTCCGGCGCACGATTCCATTCAAGGTAAATGCAATAGCTGTCGAACACATCCTTTGCTTCAAACAGGTACGTCCGGCTGATAATGTCATAGACCTTCGCTACGTCCTCGCCTGTTTTCATCTTACCCATCATGGCTGCACAGACAGAACGCAGTTCACCAGAGTATTTGTAGGCATCGAACCGCTTGTCTTTCGACAGAGCGTCCCTCAAATTCACGACCGCCTGAAACCAGTCCTCGTAGACCTGTGCTTCGGTCGGATTCTGCTTTGCATACGCTTTGATGCTGTCAATAATGGCAATACATTGTTTTGGCTGCATAAAAAATAGGCACCCCCTACCTGAAAATGTAAAGAGTGCCTACAACTGCACAAAAATCAAATATTCGGTTTTATAATGCTGTTTTCGGAAAATTATTTGCTAAAATTCGTTTTAACGGATGGAAGGTGCGATTTATTTGACCTCTTCCGCAAGCTGGTTTAGCCTGCGCTTCAACTCGTCTGCATCGTAGTACAAAGCGTCTGCGATGGCATTGAGAATATCGGGCTTGTCGGTGTAATCGCACAGCGTTTCAATGAGTTTCAAACTCTGATCTGACAATTTTGCGGGTTTCATGCTTTATTCCTTTCTCCGACTATGTAAAGTAGGTTTTGGTTGTTCGTCTCCTAGCATCAGCTTATAGCGGAGATACTTTTCGATAATACTGTGTCTTTCTGCCAGCGTACCATAAATAAAAACGAGAGCATCTTTAGCAGCATCGTATTCATTCGGAAAAATGACAATTTCCTCGTTTGCAAAAGTCACGGTGCAGTTTTCCGAATGGCAAGCTTCCAAGAACCGCTTGATTTCGAGGAAACCACCAAAGTCAAGCATAGAACGTAGCGTGATGCTTCCGTTCTTAACAATCAGTTCTTCTCCCTGCATATTATCCAGCCTTTCTCTGTTCAGCAATCCGATACCATGTCTGGCGGGTCACACCAAGCTGTTTGGCAGCATCGGTGACGGTCAGCAAACGTTTTTCCACCTGTTCATGCAGAATATCAAAGAGGTTGCGGTCGTACTCGGTGGGCTTGCGGCCTTCCTTGTAATCGGGGCGCTGGCTGGCAATATTCTTGCCCTCTCTAGTACGTTCAACAATCATGTCACGCTCAAACTCTGCGAAGGCAAGCATCACCGTGCGAATCAGTTTGCCGGTAGGCGTGTTATTCATCACGCCCATGTTCAGAATGTTCACGGACACGTCTTTTGCAAGCAAGCTGTCAATAATTTCAATACCTCCCTTCACGGAACGAGCAATACGGTCAAGCTTCGCCACGATCAGCGTGTCTCCCGGCTGGATTTCAGCCATCAGCTTGTCAAGTTCCGGTCGATGCAGCTTCGTGCCGGTGTACACATCTGAAAAGATTTTCTGTGCGCCGTTGGCTTTCAGAAATTCCGACTGGGCTTCAAGGCTGTTGCCGTCAATCGCTTGACCAGCGGAACTGACACGAGCGTAGCCGTAGATCATTCAGGTTCACCGTCTCTTTCAAGAACTTTAAGAACAAATTCATCCGATGCAACATCAGCACCAATAGGCTGAATCACGATTTGGTATTTCATTTCTTCCAAGAGCATTGCCATTGTGGACAACTTTAAATCATCCGCATTAACGCGGTTTGTCACATAAGAAGAAACTTCATATCCCATTTGCCTTGCAAGAGATGCAGAAGTATATCCTCTGATTTTCATAACGGAACGAAGAATGTCCCCTGAATTGACTTTATTTTTGGTTGCGCCGCCTTTTTTCTTCTCTGCCATTTTTATCGAACCTCTCTTTTGACACAATGATAACACATTCTCGTGTCGTTGTCAACATCTTCTTGTGTTTTTTGCAAATTTTTTACTATCAATAGGGTGATAAAACGGCTGTAAACTTTTTCGTTGCTTTACAAACTGTATACTTGAATAGTAGCCTTACGAATTATCGAAAAATATCTTTTGAGTTACTATCACTATGGTAAACTAATCCGTTTACGGAAGTACTATCAAATAACGTAAATTTACGTTAGAATGCGTAAAATGTCACAGATGTGTGACTGAATTATACAAATTGGGCTGTTGACAACTATATACCAAGCGTCTATAATCTAAGGCAGCAGAACACACGATGAATCAGCCAGCAACGGTAGATTTATCCTTTGTGGCATAAAAAATAGGCCGTCAGCCCCACCGTCCAAAGTAGTACTGACGACCTATTCCACCACAAAACAGAAGCTGCGCAACCAAGGGCGCAGTCTCGGTTTCTGTCAATTATTATAGCAGAAGCAGACCGCTTCTGCAATAGAAAGGAGCAAAAAACATGAATTTCCCCACAACAACCGAAGAATTTCTGAAAACCCTCGCCCACGGCAAAGAGCCGACCAGAGAGGACAGGGAGTACGCAGAAGCACTGGGTAAGCTGTCAGAACTGAACTACCGGGCAGGGTACGAAGCTGGAGCAGCCAATCAAAACAGAAAAATCTGATGCCAGCACTAGTGAACACAATATATGGGGTGTATTTTCTTGACATCCTAATATTTTGCGGTTACACTTATTGCACAGCAAAACGAAAGGGGGTGAATGTGTATGAGCAGTCCTTACGCAGAGCGTTACGGTCACACCGTTACCATCAGCGTGACGGAGCGGCAGTTTGCAAGCTTGCAAGAATACTGCATCAAGAACCGGGTTTCCATTTCTGCTGCGTTCCGTGAAGCGTTCTTTACGCTGCATCCAATGGATTCTACCAATGAAAACGAAAAATGATACGCTCGCTCAGGTCGGCAAACTTTAGCGAACGTATCATGTAAACCCTGAGAGAAGCATTCTCTCGCCGTTATTATAGCAGAAAATTGCTTCTCTCACAAGTGAAAAGGAGCTTTTTAATGCAGCTTTCTTTGTCTGAGAACATCAAAATCTTTAACAACGCCGAGTTTGGCGAAATCCGTGTCATGCTCATTGACGATGACCCTTGGTTTGTTGGCAAGGACATTGCGGTAGCACTTGGCTACGCAAAGCCTGAGAACGCACTGTCAGCACACGTTGATGAGCAAGATAAAACCATTACCCTGATTCAGGGTGATGGTTCTAATTACAAGAGCAAGACAACCATCATTAACGAATCCGGCCTATACAGTCTGATTTTCAGCAGTAAACTGGAAAGTGCACAGAGGTTCAAGCACTGGGTCACTCACGAAGTTCTTCCATCCATCCGCAAGCATGGGATGTACATGACCGACAATCTGTTGGAGACGGCTATTGCCAACCCGGACTTCGTGATCGGGCTGATTCAGAACATGAAAGCCGAAAAGGAAAAGAACGCAGCATTGCAGATGCAGAACAAGCAGCTCTGTGAGAAGAACGAGGAGATGCAGCCTAAGGCAGACTACTTTGACGACCTTGTGGCATGGAACGTGTCTACCAACTTCCGCTCTACCGCAAAGGAACTGCGTATTCCTGAACGCCTGTTCATCAAGATGCTCATTTCTGACGGTTACATCTACCGCGACAAGAGCAAGGGCATCCTACCGAAAGCAGGCAATGGCGACGGTCTCTTTGTCGTCAAGGAATATTGCAACCAGAAGAACAAGCACGGTGGCGTACAGACCAGAGTAACGCCGAAAGGCCGTGAGACGTTCCGTCTGCTCTATGCAAGCATTCGTAGAAACGGATAATTGAGGTTTTGCTCAAAAATGAGCAAAACTCATACGGAGCACATTTTTGAACTCCGTGAAATAGTTAAATAAGAAAAGCCAGTGGTTAGAGAACATCTAGCCGCTGGCTTTTTGTGTTATGCGATTATTCCTCTACAAGGTCTGCGTACTTGACTTCGATGCGGGGCAGTTCATCGGTAGTGCTGGTCAATGCTCTGGTGATTTTCTCAAGCCCGGTGAACTCACCATAGACGGTGATAATATCATCTTCCAGAATTTTCACAGCATCGCCGCCACGCTTATCCAGCATATAATACTCGTCATCGGCATAGAAGCCGTATCCGCTATTGTCCGTGTAGGTTCTCCATGCCTTTTCGCTACCGGAGAAGTTTGCGTCAATAATCTGCGAAACCTTTACCTTGACAACGATCTTAGCACCTTCGTACTTTTCAGGGTAACGGCACAGTTCCTTATAGTCCACAGTCTGGCACTCTGCCTTGTAATCGTCCTCGCTGATTTCAGGCACAACAGATGCAACGGAAGAAGCGGTCGATTCACTTGCCTTAGACGTTGCTTTACTGCTGCTTGCAGAACTGTCAGAGCCGCTACCAGAGCCGCCAATGGCAGACAGAACAATCAGTACGATAATAGCGATGAACCACCAGCGTTTGTAGATGGGCGGTTTATTCTTACCGCCACACTGAGGGCAGACCTTTGCACTTGCGGCAATCTCTGCACCACAGTGCTTGCACGTTGTCATTTTACTTTTAGCCATTGCAGATTCCTCCCTTTCAAGGCTTGTAAGGCAAGTATAGCACAGAACACAGACCCTTTGTAGGGGTCTTTTTGTTTTTGCGGGAAATTTTTGAGATTGGTAATAGGGGTGGGGATGATTTTTTGAGTCTTTTTTATTTTTTCGGTGGTTGAAAGACTGACCGGGCGGGGCTGGGCGGAGGCTATATACCCCGCCGGTGGAGACCCCAGCCCCAGCGCACCCGGACAGACTGCACAGCACAGGCAGCAGGGCAGGCCGTGCCAGATGCAAGGCAGGCCACGCCACGCACCGACACACACACGCCCGGACACTGGACACGCTGCACCGGTCTGCACTCGATACCAGACAGGCCACGCGGGGCGATCGGGACGGCGGCGGAACGCTGGAGGGCGTGGAGTGTGTCCGAAACTGAGCAGATTTGTACACACTCAAACATGAACGATTTTCAACACAAGAATGTGTGTAAAACCATTGACATCAACACAAGAACGTGTTACTATATAGACAACACAAGAACGTGTTACACCACCACAAAACAGGAGGACGAAAACCATGAAAAAGACCATCGATTATACCGCACTCGCAGATACCATTCGCGCCGAACTCAACGCCCGCCACGACCGCAGCGCATGGAATAAGGCCGTCACGCTGTACGCTCTTGACTTGCTGGACGATGTGCAGGAGGGCGCGGACAACATGGAGCGTTTGCCCCTTGACGGTGCAGAGCTTGAGCGGTGGGCGCTCAACGGTGCAAGCTGCTGGGAGCAGTACAGCAACGGCGGTTGCTCCCTCTGCTATGATGCTGATATTGCCGCTCGTGTCTGCACCCCGTCCGAACTCAAGCGCAAGCACGGCGGAGCGTATGAGCCTAACAGCCGGGAAACGTGGCTTGACGTGCAAGCCCGCGCGCTGTATCAGGCTTGTAACCGTATCCGCAAAATCTGCCGCGCCAACGGCCTGTATTATAAGGAGGTGTAACAGTATGATGATAACGCTTGATTTTTCCCAGTGGGCTGCAATCTGGTACGTTGGCGGCATGGTCAGCGGTGCGCTTGTAATGATCGCATTTCTTAACAGTTAACAAAGAGGGCTGAAAAAAATGGAAAAATACGATGTAATCAACGCCATCAATAAAGAGATCGAACGTGAAAAGGACCTGTGCAGAAAGTACGTTAAATTAAACCCATCTGACAAGGACCGGCGCGAAAAATTGCGCGACGCTGCAATTGCTGCACTTCTCCGTGTTATGAATGCAATCTAAAATTGGAGGGCTAAAAAATGACGTTATTCGAAGAAAAGGTGAACGAGTACCGCGAAAACAAGCGGCTTTTGGAAGAGCTGGAAGCGATGAACGAAAGCATTAAAGCAGATATTATCTGCATGATGAAGGGTGCGCCGGAAATGGTGCAGGGCACTGCAAAAGCCATTTACAAGGACGTGCAAAGCGTCCGGCTTGATAGCAAGCTTTTACAGGCCGCGCACCCGGATATTTATGCTGAGTGCAGCAAGCGCACCACATACAAGCGTTTTAGCGTGGTATAAAGGGGGTGCAAGCTGTGATACTGTCCGCACTTCTATTTTTCTTCTGGTTTTTCTCTGCGCTGTTTAAGGCGTCCAAATAAGAAGCATTCCACCCGGTCAGAAATGGCCGGGCTTTTCTTTTGCCTTACATCGACACGGTGCAGGGCTTTTATTTTTACCCGGCGGCGTGTGAGCCGCTTACAAGCATTTACAGCGGCTTTTCTGACACCAATGTAGTTATACCGCCACAACGCCAAAAGCGTTTACAGGGCTTTACAGCAACGTTTCCGTTAATTTGAGCCATTCCAGCGCACACAATACAACAGCCACGCAAGCCGCTTATACACTGCCTGCGCCACGCTGGATGGCATACCGTCAAGCGCTGCACCTCCACCGATACCAGATACCACCGCCACGCCGGACGCTGTACAGCTCAGCACAGCCGCCTATTATAATAAGGTATATAATGGTGCGTCCCTGTCGTGGATCCATGCCAGACAGTGCAGCATAGCGCAGACCATGCCAGCCCGGCGGGCACGGTCTCCAGCGGTCTGCTGACCATACAGGAGGCAAGGGCAGAGGGCAGACCCGGCAGCAGGTGGGCGGAACTACTGGCGGCTTGCCGCCACTTCTCTTTTCGGGCTTTCGCCCGATAGCCAATAGAGGTCAGAAATAGTCGCAGCGTTCCGGCTGGAATAGTCGTAACAGCTTCTGGAATAGTCGTAGTTTCTCCCGGCGGATAGTCGTGGAATAGTCGTAAAGTCATCAGACGACCACTGTTTGAAAGTCCTATATATAGTATAATAACAAGCTACTCGCTGATAGTCGTAGAGCAATAGTCGTAGCGTTTTCTAACGAGCCATCGTCAAATAGTCGTGTATTTTTTGTACGAAATAGTCGTTTGCCTTTTAGGAAAAGAGAGATGCGATAGTCGCTAAGTCATCAGACTGCATAAAAATCATAATTCATTGCATATATTCATCAGTTTATTCATACGCTAGCCATACCAAATTCGTATACCAACCGTACTTATTATAATATACGCTTATATATCCTAGTAACTATCTAGGGATTATTCCGCTGGAATAGTCGTATCATCTAATTCGGTCCGTTCCTGCTCGATTTAATTCCCAGCAATGTGCTATGATATTTCAACTAATCCATACTACTTTGCTATGAATAGTTATACCTGATAGTCGCAGTCAAGTTGTGCAACATTTGTATATATAAAGCCAACTACAAAATGAAGTCAATTCTCCATGTGAAATAGTCACAGATGGTGATAGGTCAGATGCTGCTACTCTTTACAGGCTAGATGCCGTTACCGTTGGAGGTCACCCGGTCGGCGCGGTGCGCCGGACGATAGAGGGTGACGTAACGTAGAGGTCAGATGGACGGTCTGCTCATATTCAGCCAATAGAACCTAACGGTAGATGTTAGTCACGGTCTGCTCTGCTGGCTAACGGTATAGCTTTTGGAGATAGAGGGTTGTAGGGGGAAAGAGCCTTTATAAAACATTTGGTTGTCATTTTTCGTTGTCGCAGTTGTCGCACCATTTTGGCGTGGGGGTCTCAAACAATTTATTTGTTTGAGGGGGGAATTAGGGGGATTATAGGGGGTAATAGGGGTTGTAGGGGAAAGAGGGGGAAGAAAGGGGGGAAGATTGGATGCGGACGCATCATGTGCATCCATTTGCATCCAAACGCATCACGCTGATAGTCGTAGCCATATCAGCTCAAACTCCGCTCGATCACGACGGCTCCTGCTCAAAACCAGACCTTGCCGTTTTCTCTCGATAAATAACAGACGAAAAAACACGGAATAGTCACAGAGGGTAGTTTTACCACCTGACACCATTCCATGCTTTCTGATACAGTAGTTTTGTAGCCGCACGAGCTAAGATTAGATATTCTTGGCTTCTCTTGCCTTACGCAAACGCTCTGCCAGTGCTTCACGCTGCTCTTTGCTGATCTCACGAGTGACAGGCGGCCTGAACTTCACAAGACGTTTCGGCATCGAATAGGTCTTGGATTCCTTGCACCTCTTGGCAGACAGTTCCTCCATGAACTTGTACGTATCAGGAAACTGCTCACAGAGCTTGTCCAGCTTGCGAATGTAAACCGGGTCAGCCGTGTAGATTTCTGCGGTATCTTCCGCTGCGTTGAAGTTGATGATAGTCTCACGTTCGATGTTGGTAAGTGCCATAGTTGTTTTCCTCCTGTATTTTGTGTAGTGAAAAATATTTATGGTGTTCAGACGATAACTTTATCGCCCTGACCCTGTTATCTGTTTTTCTTGCCTATTCTACTGTGACGATTTAAGCGCAGGAGCGATTCAAGCCATGTAGTCCTCAAATCGTTTTGCCGACTTGAAGATTATCTTGTTGTTACACCATCTCTGCAAGTGCCGAATCTCTTTCGGTGCGGATGGTTTGTTGTAAATCATCACATAGGGGTCGTAGCCCAGATCACGAAGAGTGTAGATGCGATACAGGTCTTGTTCCAATGTGCTATTGAAGTTCGTTAGACAGTAAACCATGCCAATGTTTGACTTGCGCCGAAATCCTTTTGCAAAGTCCTCAAACTTGCCTTTCAAGTCATCGTTAGGGTTATCCCACGCAAAATGTAGCGTGCCAATACGCATCTTGTTGATGTCCTCAATGTCTGCTTGATTCAGCAAGCGAATATCCAGACCTTGCGTGAAGTCGATTTTGGCGTGAGTGTCAATATACTGCTGCATGAGGTCACGCTTGTCTTTGCAAGCTGTGATGTTTGGGTCTAAAACTTTGATTTCGTCCTGACCACACCAAAAGTCGCTTACATCTGCCACTTTTACGGCACATCTTCCCTCTTTTGCTGCAACATGGCAAAAAGAGCATCCTCTTGGGCATCCCCGGCTTGTCATGCTGACTGCAAACGGGAACTGTGGATAAATGCTATAATCTGGAAAAGACTTTTCGATTTCAGGCGGCAAATCAACGTCTTTCGATTTATCGAATATTTCTTTGCCGTCCACTGTGCGGATCGCGTATCCTGTGCCGCCTTTAATCACTTTGTCTGCGTTCAAGGGTTCTGGCACGTCAGGGCTGTACACGTCTGAAAAAATCTTGCTCATGTACACAATGTCATAGTGGATGAAATCGCTCCACCACCATTCAACATCATCACCTTTTGCCTTGTGATAGCTGGAAATTCGCATCAGCGCAAGGTTTGGGAAGTTGTGTCCGTCTACGTCAATCAATCCGATTTTCATGTTTTTACCTCACATCCACACGCATTCTTTGAACTGCTGTGTTTCCATCTGGAACGTAATGTCCAGTGACCCCACGTTGCCCTCTTTGTTCTTCTCAAGCGCAAAGTGATAATGCTCTTCTGGTCTCTTTTGCGTTTTTACTTTCTGTGCCAGCAGGATGATTGCATCTGCGTCCTGCTCGATTTGCCCGGATTCTCGCAGGTCTGCGGCGGTCGGTGGGATACCCGCTCTTGCGGTCTCTCGATTGAGCTGTGCAAGTGCCACCACCAGCGTTCCTGTGGACTGTGCAAACTCATGCAGTGCCATGCTGATCTCCGTGACGGCACTGTATCGGTCTTTCGCTCCGGCTTGATGGATAAGCTGCAAATAGTCGATGAACACTACTTTGGCTTGCATCCTGATGGACTGCGTTCTAATCCACCCAACACCCTTACCGGCGGCAGAGCGGACAAACAGCGGATATTTTTTGATAGCTGCCAGCCGGTCAAGCTCGTTAATGCTGACGGTCTTGTTTTTGACCGTGTGCAGCGGTACGCCCAGCTGGTTTGCGATGATACGAGCATAGAGGGTATCCGGGTCAGTCTCTAGGCTGAAATACGCCACCTTGCGTCCGTTCTTGGCTATTTCACAGGCAAGTTGCAGGGACAGAGCAGTTTTGCCAGCAGACGGTCTGCCGCCGATCACAATGAAGTTGCCCGGTACAAGATGCAAGTTGTTATCCAGCACTTTAAACCCTGTGCTGATATACTCCGGCTTATCATCCAGCTTGCGGATGTAATTGTCTATGCCATCGCACATCGGGATGAAATCGCTTCTCTCGTTGTGCAGGTTGATAGCTTCGCCTAGCTGCTCATAAATACCTGTCAGGTCTGCGTATCTGGTCGAGCCATCAACGATTTTAAACGCAAGCTCTCTGGCTCTGGACAATGCTGCCTGTTCTTTGACGATTCCAGCCCATCCAAGCATCATGTCATGTGTGACGTTGCGGATGAACTCTGCACCGAAGGCATCAAGGCATTCACCCATTGCTTTCTTGCAGTTATCGTACCGCCCCATGACTTCTACCGGGTTCCACTTGTCGTTGTGTTCCCAATAGCCACGAATGGCGGCGAATGTATCACGCAGTTCAGGACAGAAATCGTCGATTTTAAGGTCTTGCAGCACATCGGCGTATTCCGAGAACGTGAGGACTGCCCCCAGCAGGATGTATTGGGTCTGATTTTCAATATTCACCGCAGAAAGTCTCCCTCGTCAGGCAATTCAGCCATCGTCTGCTGATAGCCACCGTTCCAGTCCTTCACGTTACGCATCCAGTTCCGTGCAGCAGCTTTCCAGTCTTTCATAGGCGACTTGCCGACTTTCCAGCCATTCGCCGTGAAATGGTCAACGAACCGCTCTGCTTCTGATTCTATGTAACCCTTGTCCGCAAAGTATTCTTTGGCTTGCTCGACAGTCGGTGCTTTAAAGCGTTTTACTTCGTTGGCATTTTTCTTTTCACATTTTTCTTTTTTATCAGATTCAGATACAGAATCAGATACAGATAAGGCATCGTTTGCATTCATTTGCATATTTTGCATACCAGTGCATGCGTTTGCATCATTAGTATGCGTTTGTATGCATTTGCATTTTTCATCGTTCCAACGCTTATTTGCACTCCGTCTGTTTTTCTCGATTCGCTCCTGTCTTTTCTGTGCATTCATATCATCGAACGCCTTAACAACTTTCCAGAGCATCCGCATAGCACGGTCGTTGTCGTATGCTGGCTCAAGTCTGGTCTCAACGTATTGTGCATAGTTGCGGACAAACGCTCCAAATTCCTCGTCCGTCAATTCGTCCATCGCATGAACGTGTTCCAACAGAAGAATCATTGATGTTCTAGGCTTGTGTTCTTGCTCCATATTCAATCCTCTTTGTAGCGCTTGTTCCATGCTTCGATGGCTTTTTTCTTGCAAAATGTTGCAGAAGTGTTCACCCCGCATTTCCCGCAGACTACCCAACTAGCCATGTCAACATTGAATGGATGAATCACTTTTACAGTCGGTGGTTCCGCACCGCAGAACGGGCATCTTTTGAGTTCTTCCATTTTTAATTCTCCTCAAAACAAGCACTCAGTGTCAGATTCACGCAGCCATCCTTCGCCCGGAATGTTGACTATCTCATAATACTGCCGTGCAACGTAGATTGTTTTCTGCCCATCCTCAGCAATCAGACCGACAATAAGATAGTTGCCAGCAGCCATAAAGAACCAAGGGTTGCTCTTGTAAGTCTCGCCCTTCATCCAGTTCTTCATTTTGTTTACGGCTTTTTCAATGTCCATGTCGGGGCAGTCTGGGTTGTCGAATGCAAAGAAATCCTCAGGAAATTTAAGCTTTTTCACTTTCTAAATCCCTCTCTTGTTCTCGTGATTCGCTTATGTGCTTTGACAGGCCTTGTGCCTTTGCCGTAAGCTGGGCGGATATGTTTTGCCTTGATGTACCCACAAGGCGGTTTCGGCCCGAAGTCAAAAAGGCTCAAGTCCATAACGATAATGCCAAACTTCTTGTTTGTCATGTTTAGCCCTCCTATACCATTGGGAACGCCATCCAATGCGTCACAGTCACACCTTCCGGCAGTCTCTCGCCTATCTCGTCCCAGAACCGACCGTCTGCGTAACAGCCAAGAAAATACGCTGTCGGCAAGATTCCTTGCAACATTTTTCCATCTTTATTATGCCACGTTTTCTCAGTCGCAAGCAACAAAGGTGTCGTTCGCTCTCGTGGCGGTTCGCTTGCCGGATGCCAAAGGGTGTTAGCCATTGTTATACCCCGCAGTAGCAAGAACGACTACCCATCCAATTAAGAAAATAGCAACATTAAGAACCGCACAAGCAACAACCTTGATAACGGTGCTATCAATATATTCGTCCAAAGTTTCCCAAAGGATATATCGCTCAAACAGATAAATAGGCGATACAAACAATATACCCACCATCGTTGTCAAAACGATGCCTAAGGCGACCTCATATATCAGCATTGCCCTTTCTCCCTTCAATCTCCGTCCCATACACCGTCAGGCCGCATCTTTGCAAACGCCAGCAAACCATACAAAGCGCTTACCAGCGGAGAACTGCTTGATGCCCATGCAAGAGCAATGTTCTGTGGTGCAGTAAAAGTTCATTTGTACTTCACCCATCCTATTTGTTCGCAAACGCCAACAGTAACGGGGTCACATCTATGTACAATCATTTCCATTGTTACTTTTGCGCATTTTGCTGCATTGTTTTCGTTTGTGCTTGAAAACAACCCACGAACCGTTTCATACTGCAAGTTCTTTAATTCATTAACCGAAAATACAGAACCGCATTGCTTGCATCTGTATATCCCACAAAATCTCATTTCCTCTGCCCTTTCTTTCCCCTGTTGAACCGCCCAATCACTCGCCTGTACTCCTCATAGCACTCCGGGCATAGGTCACCTGTGTCTCTGCGCCACGCCCAGTCTTTGAAGTATTCGTCAGGGTTCATCATTCTGCCGCCGAGAACCGCTCCGCAGCGGTCGCATACTCGCTTGTGGTAGATTCCTCTGTCAGTCTGCATTAGTGCTCCTTTTCATCAAATTTCTTCTGCATCTTAGTTCTCAACGCTTCGATACGTTCCTTGTCGTCAGTGATAATCTCATACTTGTCACCAGACCAGCCAAGCGGAACATCTTCCGTATATTCGATATAGATTTTTTCCGGGTGCGTAGGTGGCTCATAGGGGAATGTCACGTTTTTGCGAAAGCGGCTACTTGCAAACCACGTAAGGCCACCATTGTCGGAATAAGCGATTGCGTCAATGTCATGTACTTCAATCGTGTTACCTTGTGCATCAGTGGTCTTGAACACGCTTGAGCATCGTTTATTTTGGAAGAGTCTTTGCCCCATTTCGTCCGACACATTAGTCCATTCATCATCTTCGCCAGTAAGCGGAGTAAGCGGCTTAAAGCGAAAAAGCCGCTCCAAAATAGACATTGTATATCCAGCAGTAAATCCGCTATGGCCTTGACTTGCAAAAAGTTTAATAATGTTAAGGATGTTCTTATTGATTGCATTCTGCAACCCGTCTCCGTCTTTCGTAATACGTGCAAGTTCTGATTTTGCATATTCTACGGAACTGCTCATTTTATTTTTCCTCCCCAATATCCTTGAACAGAATTTCTTTGTCGGCTTTCCAGTCTTTGATTTTGCACGGAATATCCGTGCCCGGCACGGTCTTTTTCAACCCATCCATCTGCCAGATGTTCCATGAGATGATAGCAGCCATGTTGCGAACCTTCCCAGCGTCAGGCTCTATGCCGAACAGCCACTTAAAGTTCTCTCGCCATGTCAGGAGCATATTTGCTCTTGCAAGCAACAGGCTATCGCCCTGCCACTCATAGCCGTATGTAGTCGTCGCTGCGTCCTCTGCCACATCGTGCCATGTCCAGACATTCCAATCAAACCAGTTTTTTACACATTTCAGTTTGCGGTCAAACAGTCCTTTCCGCCTTGGTACTGGAATCTTTTTGCCTGTTACCGTGTCGTATCGGTTCACAAGGAATGGTGCTTCTCCGCAGGTGATTTCAAGGACTGTCGAATGGATGTACTCGATAGGCTCTTTCTTCATATCGGGCATCGCACCGTTTTCTTCGCCCATGTCTATCATCTTTTCGCAGACCCAAGAAGGAGTGAAAACCTCTGCTTTTGCTTTGGTTCTCTTCTTCTGCTCATCCAGACGTTTGAGAACTCGTGGCACTGGTGGGCACTTCTTGATTTGTTCTAACGTGATTTCATCCGCAAAGCCTGCACCCAGTTCAGGCGGTGGCTCTGTTGCCCAGATGATGTTTTTGCCGGTCGCACGGTCTTTCAGCAAGATAAACAGCGCCGCTGACAGAATCGGGTCGGAGAAATCAACCAACCGTTGTTTCATTTTCCGCTACCTCTCTGTACTCCACGTCAATCCCCTTTGGCAAAGCCGTCTGGTACTTCTGGGCGAGCTGTTCTGCACTCTGGGCATCGCCCAACGGTTGTTCAGGCGGTGCAACGGTAACTTCTACGTTGTCACGCATACCAAAGTAGTTCTTGGCTCGGAAAATCCATTCTGCCGGGTTCTCCTGCCCGTACATACCGTTGTACGCCCACATGGACTGCATTTGCAGAATCAGTTTCAAGATGTACTTCTGCTGCAAGCTATCGTCACGGCGTTTGCCTGTCATAATCTGTCTCAGGCTAGGCCATTCAATACCCAGCACCAGCGCAATCCATTCGACCACAGGGGAGATTCTGGCTTCGATGCAAGCGTCAAAGAAGAAATCAAGGCGTTGCTGCACTTCAATGGGGTTGTTCATGTCCACGCTCGGAAGGTCGCCAAAATACTTGGCTGCAATCATGCCGATGACCTTCTTGTCCTCTTCACCACCGATTCTTGACTGCAAATCCCCTGTGTTCATCATCTTCAGCTTTTCGATAGCCAATGCCTGTTGCTCCTTTACCTTCTTACTGACCTGTGATCGGATGCTCTTGTTCTTGTTGAGGTTCTGTATCCGCTTCTTCTCTCGTTCTTTCTCACGTTTCGCAGCGGCTTGCTCTTTCGCCTTTTGCGCTCGTTTCTCACGCTTTTTCTTTTCAGCTTCGGTCAGCGGCGGTCTGCCACGACCACGCTTCGGGGGTGTTGCCATGTGTCAGACCTCCTTTGGCGGTTCTGGAAGATACGCCCAATGAGTTACATCTCCAAATACAATGTACTCGTCGCGCTCTTGCCATAATCCGTCATAAGATAAAAATGCAATTTCAATTCCGAACTTTTCTCTTTTTACGAGAACTTCTTTGTCTTTTTCGGGTAAAACTTTCTTGGCATCAAACCATATATTGGCGGGCTCAGATTTTTCTAACACATTGGCTAAATCTAAAAACACATCTCCAATGCTATTTCTGATTTGTCCTTGTATGTATACGAGGGGGTTTTTGTTATTCAAAAACGACTTCGCTTCATTCTTTTTGTCAGCGCCAACAATTTTCCACGCCACAATGATTGGATCAACATCAACTAGTTTCACACTCTCACCTCTTCATCTTCGTTTCGATGTTGTCCAGCTTCCGTGCAATCCACCAGACGGAGCAGCAGTTGTCCAACTGCCGCCACCAAGCGCACTCTTCTTTTTCGCATACGCACCGACCAAGCGGATTGCTGGTTAACTTCATCGGGCAGTAAAGTTCGTTGTCCATTAGTACTCCTTTTCGATATGAACCCTTGCAACGCCGACCATCGCATCATTGGAACAGCCCATAACCCTACCGTGACGGAGCGACACGCAATTATACGTTACTCCTGCGTTAACAAAGGATGCGCCCATAATATTGTTTGTTTTCATCAAGAGTTCACCGTTGTAGTAAAACGGTTCCCCTTCCTTGAGCGAATCAAAACGAACTCTCTTCTTGTCACGCTCTTCACGAATTTCCATACTTACCTCCACCCCATCACAACAGCCGTACAAACAGCCAGACATA